TCTGTTCATCAATAGATTTTCTACCGAGGAACACTAGGTCATTAAATTGGATGTATCGTTTAGGCTTTGTGAAATTTTCATCACATCTAGTCATTAAACATACCTCATCAATTTATCCACACCAAACATACCATTTAGATATTGAGATTTGTTGTCAATATTTTGGCTTATTTTGGCATTATTTGTGTTATATATATTGTTAATTATAGTAGATTTACCAACACTTTGCAAGGCATTTACACCAAACTTGTTAAGGTTATTTAGGAAGTTAGTACCTAGGCTATCAACAGCCTTTTTACGAAGTACATACTCACCAGGAGTAAGCATTGTAGGCACAGTATCAGTACCTCTTCTCTTCCAGTTAATCCCTACAGGAAGACCTTCAGAGTGGTATTCAGGAATGATACCTCCTGCATACCTGATTGAGCTGTTTATCTTGCTTTCAGAAAGGTTTCTCTCATTTGCAAGGTCAGCTACTTCATCCCAATTATTTGCTGATTTAGCTTTACTGATAGCCTCATTAAGTTTAGAAATAGCTGATTCAATATGCTGTCTTACTACAACAGCAAGAGCTTGAGCAGTTGTGAATAGGTCTTCTGTTCTGATTTCAGTAATATCTACCTCTTTAACTCCAGTCATACCATCATTGATTTTCTTAGTACCTGTCTTGATTAGTGTATCTATAGATTTCTTGAACTCTATAGAACCATCTTTAGCTACTTGAACATCAACATTCTCAATGCCTGCTAGTTTGAACATGTCAGAAGCTTCCTCTGCTTTGAGATAACCTTTCTTAATCATCTCTTCCACAGATGCTTTAAATGCTAAAATCTTAGCAATATTAGCCTTCTCTCCACCTTCACTCTTGATTGTTTCAGCTTCCTTAAGAGCATTGTTAAACTCATCTAATTGAGTGTTACCAATTCTTCCAAGGACATTACCAAGAGTATCTCCATAGTCAGCAATCTTAGTCTGAATTTCTTCTTTGACTTTAGCAAACTGTGTATCAGCAGTACCTCCTAATAGTTCTCCCTCACTCACAAGTGCTTTAACTTTGTCAATTCTATCACTAATAGACATCTTAACAAAATTAGTAGTGTCAAAGCCTGCTTTCTCAAGAATTTCCTTAAGGGCATTTGCTTTCTCTTCACTAGTACCATAACTGCTACTTTCAATAACAGCTTTAAGTTCATCTGTGATAGAAGAAATGTCTTTGAAGATAAGTTCTCTGCCTTCTTGGAGTTTAGCACCAATCTGTCCTAACTTACCTTTAAAGGTATCTGTATTAGATGATTGTCTATGTTGTTCACCTGGATTGAGTGTCTCCATCTTCTGAATAACAGTCTGACCAGTTTCATCCACAAGCTCTAGATACTTCTCTCCAATAGCTGATTTAGCTAGTTTGAGTGAGTTTAGGAGTTGTTCATCATTAAGCCCTGTCTCTTCTTTAAGGTCTTTCCATGACCTAATTTGGTCTCCTACCTTCACAAAGGTATCATTGATATTCTGAGGAATCCTAGAAGTCTCTACTCCAAGTTCTTTAAGGGCTGTTGTAATAGTACCTCCACTATTATTCTTCACAGCTTCAATTAAGGAGTTTGCTCCTGCAATTTGGTCAACTATACTACTATCTTTTGTTAGTGTTTTAAAGAATTGGTTTCTAATCTCCTTATTCTCTTGAGCAATTTGTCTTAACTGTTGTGCTTTCTGAAGGTAAAGCTCTTTAGCTTCATCTTTGGCTTGTTTCTCAGCTTCAGATTTAAGCTTCTCACGTTCTTTAGTGTCATTGAACACACCGAACAAACCTGCTCCTAATCCTACTAAAGCTCCTATACCTGCTCCTAGTCCAGTACCTAGTCCAGGAACAACACTACCAATCAATGCACCAGTAGAAGCCCATGAAGCTGTACTTGAAAGGACATTACCTGCATCTTTCCAACCTTGTCCAAAGTCAGAGTTCTGTACTGCTCCATTTATAGAGTCAACAGCAATCTGTGCACCTAACAAACCTAGACCCTTAGCATAACCACCTACTTTAGCTTTATTTCTAGCAACTCTAGATAGACCATAAGGACTGTTAGCAGGTGCATTTCTAGCAACTCTTGACATTCCTGAATATGCTACAGAAGTGTTTAATCCTCTAGAAGTAACACCTTGTCTCATTAGTGTATCAGTACCAAAAGCTCCTGCAAGACCTAAAGGATTTACTCTACCACCACTAACAGTATTCATAGCTGTAGCCACAGTAGAAAGCGTGTAGATGATGCTTGTAGCCCATGTTAAGAACTTAGTAACTAATGCTCCTGCAATTAAGTATTTACCAATTCCTCCAAAAATTTTAGCAATAGATGAAGCTGTGTTCACTATTAGTGTAAAGAAGTTGAGGATAGACTTAAGTCCACCTTCTACAGAACCTCCAATAGAGATTAGGATAGACCTAATCATCTCCACAACAGATTTAACGAATCCTTGTAAGGCACTGAAGAAGTTTTGACCACTTGCAGAACTTAGGACATTGAGTGCTCCTCTACCTAATTCAACAATTAAAGGTTTAAGACTGTTTACAATGCCCAAAATAGCTTTTCTCAAGCTCTCTAGCACTCCATTTACTTGTGATGGTCTAAATGTACCAACTTGTAAAACAATGTCTGAGAGAGCCTCTAAGACACCTTTAACAACGTTCGTCAATTCATTAAAGATACTAGTCTTAGTTGCAATCTTAGCTACAGTAGATGTTACACTTCCTACAAAGCTTTTCAGAGCTGTAAGTATTGCAGTTACATTAGATGGGTTAATAGACTTAACTACAGTATTTATGGTATCTGTAACTTGTAAGAATAAGGATGATACAATACGGATAGCTTCTGAGTTCACAGCAAGTTTAGCAATATTGTTGTAAATATCTACTATACCTGATAATACTCTTAGAGCTCCACCAGTAATAGCTTGAGATGCTAACTTAGCTAGACTTTCAACTAGCTCTGCTCCACTCTTCACAATATCTCTAACAAAAGTACCAAACTGTCTTCCTGTGTTGTTTAGCACACCTAGGAATGACTTAGTTACATTGTAGAATTGTGTACCTACATCTAGACCTTTAACACCTTCATTGAAGGCTTGAGAGAACTTCTCAATACTATCTGTGAATTGTTTACTAAAAGTCAACTTCCAAGCAGAACCAAACTGGTTTACTTGCTTGATTGTTCCTCCAATAGCATTGCCTAATCTAGTGACATATTCCTTGAACTTCTCAGTACCAACAATCTCTGTGATACCTTTGATAAAGTCACGAGTTGCTACATATACTTGGTTAAGTGCTCCTGGCTTAGCATTACCTTCTTCATCAATATCATCAAACACAAGGAGGTTTGACAATGTTTCTTTCAAGTTGGCAATAGCTTGTCTAGGAGTAATGATTGAGTTTACAAGGTTTTGGAAGGTATCTTCATTACCTAACTTATTGACTACATCAAGGTATTCATCTGCTGAGATAAGTCTTTTCTTTGTAGCAGAAATGATTGAATCAGCACCCTTAGACTCAGCAAGTTTTTGTAACTCAGCATTAAGTCTAGAAGCTCCTAGGGCAGATAGTCTTTGTCGGATAAACTTGTAGTCTTGTTGGTTAAGCACACCTGCGGCAAGCATTTGAGAGGTTTGCTCTGTTACAGTTTTCATACCCTCAATAGGGTTTTTAGTCTGTGCTAAAAGTCCTGCATAACCTTTTACAATCTGCTCTGCATCTTTTCTTCCATAGGCAGTATAGGTAGAAGCCTGTTCAAGCAAGTCAGTTGCATCAAACACAGTTGATTTACCATAATCACCCAAACGCTTGATTGATTTATTGACTGTTTTCTCATCAAAACCAAGAGCTTGCATGTTGATACGGTAAACCTGCATAGCATCACCAAGGTTATTGGCTTCATCTTTAAGCTGACCAATACCACCTCTAACAGCACCTAGAGTAGATTGCACAGCAGTACCAATAGCACCTGTAATCTTATTACCCACTAGACCCATAAGGTTTCCTTGGATACCTAAGATAGTGCTATTTACTTTATTGAACACACCTAAAAGACCTTTAGCAGGGTTAATTGCACCCAATTTAATCATCTGAGATGATAAGCTAAAAGTAGAACTAGATACATCTTGAATAGCTTTGTGAAGGTTTCTCCATGATTGGTAATCTTGGTCTTTAACCTTAATGTAGTCAGCAGAGAATGTTCTTTCTCTTCTACCACTAGTAGTACCACTATCTAGAGTAGTACCTCCTTGAACTGTTCCCTTTTTAGTGCTAACTTGAATAGGGATAGCCTCAATCTGTTTCTTAAGTGCTAGATAATCTTTAAGGGCTTTATCCGTATTAAACATGAGCTTAACATTAAAAGAGAGTGGCGAAGTATTCTTGCCACCCATCTTTCCTAGTTTCTTCTCAAAGTCTAACACAGAATCCCTAAGAGCTGACACAGACTTCTGGGCTTTTTCAATTTCCTTTAAACCTGTAATATCAACCTTAATGGTTCTGACTGCCATACTTTTCTCCTACGGTTACGCTACATCCTCAATGTTTCTACGGATTTCATAGAAGTTACCATTTTCATCACGAGATACAGTGAATGAAAGTGATAGTGTAATTTCTCCCTCAGTAGAGAACTCACGAGAATTTTCAGTAATCAATACATTGTTGAATACATAGTATTCTTTAAGACCACGAGTATTCTCAACCATTTGAGTAACTCTGAAGTGTGTATTGTTAAGTCTCTTGTCGTTAGCAACAATCAACTCAACATCACGCTCACCATTGTAGGTTACAAGAAGTTTTTCACCAATATACATTGGGTTTACAAGAACTGTTCCTCTTTCGTAACCGTGATGCTCTTGTGTCAAAGCAATGAACTCATCATCTTCAAGTTCTACACCTGTAGACAATGGAATGTTTGACAAGTAAGTGCAAGCACATTTGTCTGATGAGATTGTGATTGTGTTACAGTCTTCATAGTAAAGGTCAGGAATCAAAAGTGAACCATAACGTTTACCTGAAATTGTAACTTCTTCAACTAAGAAGCTATCTGTAACAGGGATACCACTAGTCATTTTCTTAGACATAGATTGAAGTGGGTTCAACCAGTAGTCATTACATGATGTAGTAGTAGCTGTAATCTCTTTAGTAATTTCTACTTGAGCTTTGTCATACTGTCTACCGAAGCAACGAGCATCAGTAGCAGGCACAGATACATTATGAGTGAATGATGTCAAACATGACAACAACACATTAGAGAACTTACGAAGCTCTGAACGGTCATTCACAACAGAGATAGAAGAGAATCCAATGTGACCTGTAAGCTCATCTTCTCCTTTGTAAGTTACTTCATAAGTAACAACAATACCATGGTCAGAAGGTTTCCAACCTGTACCTGTTTGAGTCATAACTTTAGAATCTGCAAGGTCTACAGTACGAAGTACAAAACCTGGAGCAGAAGTGTTGAACTCATAAGTATATACATAAGAATTTTCTTGTGCTACATCTTTGAAGTCTGACACAATAGCTTTAAACTCATATTTACCTGCTTTAGGTAATTTGAGGTAAATCATGTTAAATCCTAGTGCGAAGTCATCAGCATCAGCACGAACTTGATACTTAGCAGAAGCTTTCTTATCAGCAGGATTTACATAAAGTGTACCTGTGTTCAAACATTTAATAGGGTTACAGTTAAGTTGGTCTTCAGGAACATCTTTGCGTACATATTGTACTAGGCTTCCTGAAGGAATAGCAATCTGTTTACTTGCTTTCCAACGTACACAAGGTCTGATTTCTTCTGTGATTGACACAATGATTTTAGAATCCTTGTCTTGTGTGTTGTAACCATACATAGGATGTGACATATCTACAAAACAATTAGACATTTATTTCTCCTTTTTGCCTTGGTTTGCATTTTGTTTATTTCCATCTTCTGATGGTGTATTAACTGGTTTTCTCTTTGAGCTTTCCTCTACCATGTGTTCACGAACACGAGATACAGCTTGAAGCTCTAGCTTTCCTCCATGACGATTAGCAATCTCATTACGAGACATGAAAAACGCATTGAGGTTTAATGGTTGTTCTACAGCCATAATGACTCCTTTACATACAAGTGAATATAGATAATGTAGCAGGGAATGAGAACATCTCAACTTCATCTACAAGCTCATTAGAGAAGTCTTCAGGACAACCTATATCAGTTACTTTAACTCTAATAGGTAAGTACCATCCATCTAATGAGGCTACATCTTGAGCGAATGTTTTTCTTTGGATGCCTCTAGGTGTTTGTACTTGATGCACAAGCATATTCTTGATTTGACAATGCACTTCTTCTCTATACTCTAGCTTACCTTCAGGTGTATTCTCAATACATACTCTTCCAGTAGGAGGAGTTACAGGTGAATAATACACAGAGAAGTTTACATAGAGTTTTGAGAAGCATTTTGAACTATTATCACAAGCAATATCAATAGCGAGGAAAGGAAACTCAACTCCCTGGTTTAATTGGAAGTGTTCTGATGTTCCTACGTGCTTATTGAACTGTTCATCAAAGTTGTTATACCTTTTTCTAGGGTCTAGCTCATCAGGGTTATCAGGTTGAATAAAGTAGTCTAAGACTCCTGAACCATACATCTGTAGCCATTTCTTAATGTTTATATACACAGCACTAATCATCTAGCTACTCTCCTTGGTATCTTAACTTTATTCTTTCTCCCTTGTGCAACTAAGTATTCCCTAGCACTAGCTGTATCACTAGAATTATATCTAGCTGTTCCAGCTCCTCTTCTTCCTGAAGGTCTTAGAGCCTTATAAATCCCAAAGAATCCACTTGTAGAGTTTACAAGTTGGTCACTTTCACCTACAGTATCAAATGCTATGAAGATGAATGGGAAAGCAGGGTATCTAGGATAACCTCTTTCGTGGTAAACGTGTGTGTAGTATCGTTCTTTCCCCTTACTTGTAGGAGGAAAATCTGACCTATCACTATACACAGAAAAACCATCTGCTATTTTCTTCATCTTGATAGACCTAACCATCCGTCCAGTCTGTACTGAACCTGTGGCTTTAGCCTCTAGCATACCTGTAACAGTAAAGTCAACAAATTCCTTTGAGAACTCAATACCCTTCCAGTTATGAATGTCAGTCGTGGTCACGAGTAATCACCCCCTGTAATTGCTTAACATAAGGAGCACACTCAAGGATAAGCTGTTCAGACTCACGAGGAATAAGCCTTTCACCTGTCATCTTAATATCCCAACAACCTGGCAAAATTTCATAAGTTCTACAAGCTACAACTTTCCAAAATAGGTATCCTGCATCTTCAGGACAATCAAACCTATTACATCTTGTAGATATTCTTTGCATGATGTAGTAACCATGCTTAATATCAAAATCACAAGCGTGAGATTGATTATGTAGTGAGAAGTAGAAAGTCTCTAACTGCCTTGAACCTTCAAGACCATGAGTAGTTGTAGCATCACTTTCAGAACCTCTTGATGTAGGCATATGGTCTACACATTTAAGATGTTCTACTTCTTCCCACAAACATTTCATTATTTGTCTGCTGTTTTCATCATAAGTAGGTACAGCAGTTCCTTGCCTAAGTACAAGAATTTCTCTGTTATTCCAAGGTAAGCTCATTATATCACCTACCTTTAATTCTCTTCTTCAGGCACACCTTCATTTACGACAGCGTTATTTACTGTAGGCTCTTCTACTTTAGGTTCTACAGGTTTAGGAGTTTCCTCAACTTTAGGAGGCTCAGTTTCCTTTGGAGTTTCTTCGACTTTAGGAGTTTCCTCTTTAGTCTCAATCTCAAACTCTTTATCCTTGTTATCTGGAACATAAGTAGATGTAGTGTTATCAGGCACTTCTTCAAAAGTGTTTTGGATGTTACCCTCATTATCTGTGTACTTAAGGTTAATGAGATAACCTCCTAGAATTTCATCTACAGGGTAAACTTTGTCTTTCATGAAAACATATAGTCTACCTTCATAGTATGTACGGTACACAGTTGAATAAGTTTCAACACCATTGATAGAGCGACCAGTACCACACTTAGAGCATCCGTAAGAACGTGATTCACGTTTACGCTCTCCTTTGAATTTTACTAGCATTTTCTCCTCCCAATAGCTAAGTACATATTGTCTGTGTAACTCTTCTTACACAATGATAATGAACTGAGTGTCTTGATAGACCATGTATTGATAAGTTTCACGTAAAACCTATCAATGCTTCCGTAGTCAATAGTCCATTCTCTAACAATATAATCGACAGATTTTTGTTTAAGAACTGCTCCTACTGCTAGTCTATCCATATTAGCACATTCATCTAGAGTACCACAGTCATTCTGACTAGCAATAAAGATGCTTAGGAAGTGGCACATAGCATCATAGACACAATCAGGTAGTGTCTTATGAGTATATCCTGCTTCATAGTCAAGAATGATTTTATACTCTGCCTCACAAGAGCAAGGGTCACAACACCTACAGCAAGGACTAAGCTCATCTGTAACGTTGATTAGAATTGTACCATCCACAAAAGACCAATTCCACTTGGTAGTATCAAGCTCGTACTCTTCACGCTCTAGACCTTTTCTTTTGTGTAAATACACTTTTAAAGTAGTAGGGTCAAAGCCTTTGTAGTAGTATGGCTTAATCTCAACCATAGCATCACAACCACACATTTCAAATTGTGTAATTGGAATTACTTCATGTCTTTGTGCTCTTAGGATAGTGTCACACTCACCGTCAGTCCAACAAAACAACCTAGCAAGTACACGGAGAAAACTCTCCATGTACTTTTGCATGGTTGCTCCATCATCACAGTCAAAACATCCACAACGCTCTTGAAGTTTCTCAGTTATTCTAATCAACTCCAATTCAGGTTGCATAGTGTTTCTCCTTATTTAGCAGGAATTGTTGCCATAGGGAATGGGTTAAGACCTGTAAGAAGACCTTGAATACGTTCAAATACTACAGCAGGACATGATTGCTCAAGTGGAATGTTTGCCACAAGCAAGTGTGAAATGTGTGAGTTAGTGTGTACCAAACCGAAGTTTTCATACTTGTCACAGATTACTTCACATCCTGGTTTAGTTGTGTCTTCTGTACGTTGAGTGTAGATAGCTGATTGAGGAATGAACAAGTCATATTGTGTCAATGCTTCTACTCTAGCAAGGTCAATTACGTAAGCCTCACCAGTCATTGTTTCTTCAAGGTCAAATGGCAAGTGGTAAGACACACCGAAAGGAATACCTTTGAATGTGATTGATTCACCATTTACAGCCCAACCTTGAGGAAGTTTACCATCTTTACCTGGTACGATTTCAGCCTTGATTCCACGAAGAGTCAATGGGTGTACATAAATCTTGTAACGTGCTGATTGGTTATCCAATACATCAAGGTAGCAAGCTACTTGACGGAAAGCACCGATAACTGAACCTGAAGCATCAATAGGAGTTACACCTGGGTGAGACATCATTTCAGCCACACCTGCGAAAGGACGAAGCCCTTGACCTTGGAAGTTCAACATACCTTGAACGATATGACGTTGAACGATAAAGGCAAATGTGTACCATGCCATGAATTGCTCAGCTTCTTCATAAGACATACCCAAACGTTGGAAGATGTTGATAAGGTCACCTTGTTTAAAGTGCATTTTATCTTTCATCAAACGGTCAAGACGAGTTTCACAGTCCTTGAAACATAGGTAACGTACTGGTGTAGCATCACCTGTAGCTTGCATAGTGAATTTCTCAGTGAAACAGCAGGCATCAGATGTGTCATTGGCAAAGTCAGGAGCTTTAGTTCCCCATGTAAGACCTTCCATAATCCAGTCACCATTTTTAGCTTGTCTCAAAGCACCAAAGCTTGATTGCTCAAAACGTTTAAGAATGTCGTTTACAAGTTCATCTCCCATACCAACTTCACGGAGTGAAGGTACTGCTTTAGACCAGTCACGAGAGATACCGAATGGAATTTTACCATCCTCATTGGTAAGGTTTGCTTTGTTAGCAAGTTGAGCTTTAGTACGCTCATACAAGTTATCAATAGCTTCACCCAAAAGAATATCAAAATTTGTTTCAGCCACTATATTATCCTCCAAAGCGAACTCTACCGAAACGGTTCGCTTTAACTTCTTCTTGTTTTGGTTGTGTTTGTTCCACAGAAGGGTTAGCCTTTTCGAGCAACGCACTTAGCTTTTGGAACTTTTCATCAATTTTCTGCTCTTCAGCTTCTCTAGCTGAGAGTTGTGCTTTTAATTCTGCATTTTCTACTTGAAGGCTGTCTCTTTCTGCTGTAAGAGCTTCAATAGTTGCAATAGCTTTAGTCAAAGCATCTTCTTCTACTGTAGGTTCTTCAGCAACTTCCTCAGTAGCTTCTACTGCTTCTTCAACAGCTTCTTCTACTGGTTCAACAGCAACTTCTTCAACTACTTCTTCAGTAGCTTCAACTTCAGGAGTTTCTACAACTTCCTCAGCTTGTGTAGAAAGATGTGCAAGAACCTTATCTAGAACTTCTTTTCTGTTCAAGTATTCTTCCTCATTTCTTACTAGTAATGAAGGCTCATAGCCTCCACTCTTTGCATTACCAGGATTACCCACAAAGGAGAATCCAGTAATTTCAATGGTATCTGTTATAGGTACATCAATACCACCACCATGTTCAACATTGTAGACAACTAATTTAGCATACTCTTCAATGTCAGCATCTTCAATTTCTTTAGCATACCACAAGAACTCAGATGAAATAGCAAAAGGCTCATCTTGAATGATAAGGTCTTTTACATTACTAAGCTCAAGGTTTACATGTGGTTTAACTAGTAGGTCATATCTTCCATTGGAATCCTCTACTAGCTTAAGGTCTGACTTTCTGAAATAACCTTCTCTCACAGGGTATGAATTAAGGTCTCTGTGACCTGTAGATACATAACCCTCAAAAGAACCATCAATGCTGTCATACCATTTTTTAAGTGTACCTTTGCAGATATACAAACGAATTGTGTCATCTTGATAAAGCACAGAGCCTTCTGATAACAAGGTCATGTAACCCTCAGAATTTTCCACTTTATCTACAGATAACTGTTCTCTCTCTTTTTTGTTATGAGAGAGGTTCATAATCATGTCTAGGTCATCTTTCTTTTGTAGGTAAGTGTCAATCTCAGACATGATTTGCTCTGCAATCTTTGTCTTAACTGGCATTACTCCTCCACCTCAAACAGATTATATTTAAGCTTTCTCACTTTCTTACCTCCACAGGAAGCACAATAAGCATATTCATACTTAACATTGTCCTTCTTGAGTCCTGCTTCAGTCTCAGGAGAGTAAGGTAGTTGTTCTGTAGCTTCTTTCAAGCTTTCAATGAGAACTTGGTCAGTAGTCTCATACCAACCATCATTCTCACTATCATTGCCTGGGTAGAACTCAATATACTTACGTTGGTTTTGAATAATACCCTTATCATTTAAGAAGTTCACACGAACTACCAAATCTCTGTTAAGAAAGCGAGCTACACGAAACTTACTCATTATTCAGACACCTTCACTTTCGTACCTTCAGTAATAGGAGAAATAACTTCTTTCTCATAACCAAACTGCTTGGCACGAACTTCTTTAAGGTGCTGTTGGTAAGTTTTCCCAACTTCCTTAACGTCCATTATTTGTCTCCTGCGTATGTAATAGGGAAGCCATAGCAATCAACTTCAGTCTCTTTGAGTTTAACATCTTTAGTAGTGTAGTTAAATTCATATTTATCCCCACAGCAGTAGGTAAATGACTTGAATTTCTTGTCTGTGACATCAAAGTATTGAATCTGTTCTTGACCTACAACAACTTTACGTAGTTGAGCAAGAATTGTTTCAGCTAGAGGTGATTTAAAGTTTAAAGTTTCATCAGCAACTTCTACTTTCAAATTCATCTCTGGAACTTTAATTGTAGCCATCTATGTGCTCCTTTCATCGAATGTTCTAATAATAGTATAACAAAAAAAGAGAGTTTAGCAACTCTCATACCATAAAGTTAAAATTCAATATTACTTAGAACTTTAGCTGTACCATTTTCAAGACGGTACTTGTTGATAAGTTCCATGATTTCTTCCATTGCTTGAGTATCAAAGGTAGTATCAAAGTCGTTAAGGAACTCATCTTCTTTTACGTGAACAACTCCACGTACTTCAGGTTTAGCTCCCTTACCTTTACCTTTACCAACTACATATCCTACAACGTAGTTAGCATAAAGATGTCCTGAAGACTGTTCCATCAATGCACGTTGGTCTACTACGAATGTGTAAACCTTTTCCTCTTTTCCATCTTCAGTTGTTTGTGTAGACACTTTAACACGATTGTCAAAGGCTACATCTACGTTCACAGCATAAGAAGTTCTAGGAGTACGAAGCATATTACCACTTCGTCCAATGATAGGAATTTTCTGTGCTACGTTTTCAACTCCACCATTGATAAGCACTTCTGCATCTAAGTCAGTCAAGTCTGCATATTTACGTAGAGTATAAACAGGCTTACCTGCTCTAACATACTCAGGTTGGATATTTTTACGCTTCTCATCAAGAAAGCCTAAAACATCAGTAATAATTTCAGTCATCTAAAGTTCCTCCATGACGGTACATACCTTTTAGTCCGTCTTTGTTGTCTTCTATATTTACTCTTTGAGTATCTGCATTTAACACTTGATAGATATATGGTTTAGGTTTACCAAAGTCAGTTACAAACTTACCTTTAGCTTCCTCATCTAGATTAAGGTAATCATTGTAAGAGCTGAATGACTTCTCATTAGCCAACTTAGCATAGATGACTGTTACATCAGAGTAGTACATGCTATCCATAACATAATGGTACTGCATGTTGTACTCTTTGCACAGTGTGAGAACCATTTCCTCAACATCATCAAGCTCAATGTTTACCATGTCCTGATATGCTAAACCTTTGTATTCTTCTACAGGCTTAACCTTACCTTGGACTAATCCCCAATTATACCTAACAAGGTAACTAATCAATTTGAAAAAACGAAGGGTTTTCTCTCAGAATCTTAGCACAGTTAGTCATTAGTGATACATCTGTGATATACTCAGTCAAGTGTTCAGGAATACCCAAAACTTCACCTACTAGCTTCTCACAAGCATCAATAACATTGTCATCAAACACTTCATAGACCTTGAACAAGTCTTCAGGAGTGTAAATCTCAGTATCACCATTCTCTTGGAAGTCTGTAAATGCCATTGAGATAATTGAAGCATAGTTACGGACTTTACGTGCAATACGTGGAGTAATATACTTAGACTTAGCTGAAATTTCTTGTACATAAGCATGACCATCTTGAACAATCTCAGCTCCTTCTGGTGCTTTACCAATAATAGGTAACCATAAAGTAACTGTGTAGTCTTTAGGTGATGCAGAACCAATCTTAGTGCTATCTCCATTCACAACAGAAGATGTTGCTGTTTGAATAGCTACTGGCTCTTGTGTTTGAGTTGCTTCTACAAAACTATTTTGCAGTTTTGACAACTCCTCAATGGATAAAATCTTATTAGACATCTCTTCTCCTATACAATTAAGTTTTTCTTAAGGTACGCTTCTGCCATCTTATTGTCAATACTCTTCAATCTATCATAAACATCTAGGATGTAAAGGTCATTGTTGTAGTTATAGTTGTTTGTGAACTCATAACTATCAAACTTGATATGCTCAGACAACCCTGAAGCATGTTGAAGAATATGCACTACTTGACCAATAAAGTGGTCACGCATTGGAATAATTGTGTTCTTCATAGCATTGTCAATAATGCTATAAGTACCAATGTTAGACACAGTTTTGTTCAAGTCAAATAGTCTTGCAGGAACTCCAAACATTTGACAGATGATAGCAGGAACATACTGTGACAAGTAGTCAAGGAAGTCTGTTGCCTTAGTATCACGTTCAAGTTGTTCTAAGTTTTGGAAATTTCCTGAATATACGATAGCATCATTGAACTCAGTTTCAGAAAGTTTTTCTGCAAATGCGTTCATATCCTCAATAATTTTCTTGGTTCTTTCACCCTTAGCAGTTCTACCCATATCAAGTAGTTCTCCACTGCTAAATGATGTACCTTGCTCAACACTCTCTTCAATCTGCTCTTCAAGAGTATCCTTAGCTTGCAAGGCAATAGTACCAATACCATTACGAGAAATATCATAGTTCATACGGTTGAGAATATTCAAGATAAGCTCAACACGCTTTCTATCCTTAAGCAAAGGTGACATACAGAATACTTGAGAAGTATCAATACGAACACAAGCGAACTCTTTGTCTGTTACAACTAAGACCTCATTCTTGTACTCGTCAGGATTCTCTAGAATCTTCTGAATATCATCTGCTGAATAGTCTGTTACTGGTCTATTGTTACCAGTCTTTCTATCATAAGGTGTGATGAAAGTGTTTGTGTTCTTGATTAAGTAAGTTAATGTCTGTCTAAGGACTGGTTTCTTAGGGTAGTCAATCACACAAGCTAAAATGTCTTTTGGATGAACTCCTACTAGACCTTCACCTGTGTTCAATAGACCATAGTAACCATACTTACGATAACCCTTCGCTACTTGTTTCAATACATCATAGTTACGTTGACCATTGAAGTTAAGACTATATAAGTAATCCCTTAATTGCTTATCTTTGTCAAAATTCTCAGTAGTCAAGTAGTTTGTAAACATATAGTTCACAATGTTATCCAAAATGTAATCAACATCAGGAAGGTCTAAAGCAAGTCTTTCAATATCTTCTAGGTTTTCACCTACAGGAGTTCCTCTGAACCCTGAACTTTGGAAGACTAGTCTATCCTTATATTCTGCATTAAAATACCTATCCATAGCACAATCGCCACCACACTCATCTTTTCGACATTTGCCACAGCTCATTAGCTACCTCCAAGGTAAAATAGTTCAGCCACATGAAGAGATAGTAATACACTATCCAGTTCATCAGGTGAATGTTTAAGTAATTTCTTGATTTCAGATTTAGGTCTGATTTTAACAAGTCTGTCTTCAGGCTTCTGAATCTCAGAAACAAATGACATCTGTCTGCTAATACCATCCCAAACTTTTCTCACAAATGATACCCTTTGTGCTTCCATCATACCTCTTAACATTAGGTGCATCTCTGCTCTTCTGTTATAGGCATATTCAGCACTAGGGTCTTTTGCAATGACCTTAATCTCTGTAGGCTTACCTCCAAAGTTAATGTCATACACAGGACATTTAAGCTGTCCTGATAGTCTTCTCATCTTGAGTGGTTGAACAATATGTGCTCCTCCACCTGCGTCTATTCCAATAGCCTTAGCATTAAGCCTATTTGCTAGTGTGACAATGTTATTCACTATCTCAATAGCTGTTATACCATCAATCCACTCAGCAGGCTTAATGTCTTTAGTATCAACTACAGTAAAGTGGTTTTTCTTGTCAACCACAGACACAGTAACTTGAATACTGTCAGAACCCTTATAGGCACTATCGACTCCGATAAAGAAGTCAAGGTCTTTGCCTCTAGTGTCAAAGCTATCTAGAATGTCAGGTGATGAGTCAAAGAATGAAGAACGCTCTGTAGGGAACTCACAAAGTAGGTTTTCCCTAATGGAGTCTTCAGTAATAGTAAACTGTGACCTCATTAGTTGGTCTTTAGTATACTTAATACTTCCCTCTTCCATTGCTGTCACCACATCTAACCACATCACAAACTCATCATCTGCTAAGTCCTCATTTACCATGAAGTCATAGAAGTTGTTAAGTGAACGAGGGTTAGAGATTAGGTACATAATCAGCTTTCTACCGTCATCTGACTCAAATTCTCTACGACCCATGTGACCAAGGGCAACAGGAGAAATATCAGATGCTTCATCTCCAAACATATTACCTCCTCTACCAATGACATGGATTTTAGAGGGGTCAGTAAAGTTTGAACCTGCTGATAGACCTTCTAGCTTTCCTCCATTCCTAAATGAGAATCCCTCACTTGAGAATGAAGATAAACCACGCTTAAGCCTTTTGTCTACTGCTGTGACATCCTTTTCATCAAAGGATAACATAGCTTTAACATCAGGGTGAGAGTTTACTAGAATCTCTCTGGCATGTTGAATAATAATTCCTGAATACTCTTGGGTAGAACCTACAGCGTAACAGTTCTCTCCCTCATAGGCAAAATGGTTAGACATAATACCACAGAGGAAAGACTTACCATAACGAGGAGTTGCCACACAGTAACCAGTCTTGTACTTACCACTTAGGAAAGCTCCGAACTGTACTGCTTGTGACCACCATAGCTCTAGGTTAAACTCAGATAAGGCTGTAGTGAATCCAAGCTTGTAATATTCAAGCTCTTTCTCAAAACCTTCTCTTTCCCTAATGGTATTCCTCTTGAAATGCTTAGGTATTTTGCCTTTCACAGCATCCTTAAGTTGGTCTTGAGGAGTTACCTGGTCAAGAAGGATTGATAACTTCTCTTTGTTTGATAAGACCTTACGCTTTTGAGTAAGTGACCCAACATCTGCATCTTGGATGTGCATAGACAATATCTCCTCCAGTATAACTAAGGTCTTCTGCAATATCCACAGAAGGTGCTACATTAGAAAAGCTCTCTGTGACAGGTATTGTTGTACCATTCATAGCAAGACATATAGGACATGTCTTAGAATCACCAATACAGTTCCATGTCTTTAGTATTGAGTTCTCAGTGACAATCTCAAATAACTTAGCACTTTCCACAGAAGCCTTTTCAATAAGCATCTGTACTTCACTCATAGCTATTCTATCTAGCTTGTGTCTGAAGTCTGATAGCAAGTCATCAATGTTGACTGTCTCTGTGGAGTCAATAACCTTAGCTCTTAAGTCTTGTGCATGAGCTTCAAAAATCTCTTTCAGCCTTGCATAGTTACTTCTAGCATAGTTTGTGGTGTTTACTCCATTACGTACTTCAATAGTCTCTTGTGGAGTCATATCAACACCAAGTGAATCCAAGATGTAGTCAATCTCTCCAATGAACACTTCGGAATAAGTGTCAATTAGGTAATCAATTAGAGCTTCTTCAGCACTAAGATAGTCTCCCATAGTCACAACAGATGTTGCAAACCCCTCTAGGAGACTAACTATTTCATCATAATGCTCTTTGAATAAATCTTCTTTTGGACTGTGTGATGCCATTACATATCTCCAAAGAGTTCATCAAGTTTCTCTTTAGTGTAGTTCTTAAGCTCTTCAATACCGTCTTTAGTGTCATGGTTGACATTGACTGTAGTTTGTGTAGCTTTGCCTTCAATACGGTCAGCCCATTCTTTACGCTCAACACTATCCTCAAATGAAGCCATGATTTGAAGCATAGCATTTTTAGCTATTGGTGTACATGGAGGGATTTGACTATAGGCATGATAACCTACAGAGTTGATTAGTTCTTCCTCAACATCAATTAAACCCCAACGCATTTGGTAAAGTCTTAAAGAGTCTTCATCAAGAGCACTAAGCTCTCTCATAGTCTCTGAATAAAGTTTAGTCTTAACTGCCATGAGTCATTCCTTTCACAAGATTATAATACTCACACAGAAGGAATCCAACCCTCTTAAATTAAGCATAAGTGTGAACCAAAAATATTAAATAGAGAGATACACCCTACTGGGGTCGAACCAGTATTGACGGATTAGAAGTCCGTTGTCCTATCCATTGAACGAAGGATGTATATGACGGATTTAACCGTCATTTAGTATTCACATGAGTGATACCTATTAACCAAAGTACGTGAAGGGATTTGAACCCTCGAAATGTCGTTTTTGCAGAACGATATGTTAAGCCTCTTCATCACACGTACATAAACCTACGGGGAGATAACTCCCCATAGGAACTGTAAGGAGGTGTCCTCTTATGGCTTCAACCATAAAGCGTACTAGTTAAGTATAACACACTAACTAAACTTTGTCAACACCATACAAACCTAAAAGGATTGCTTCTGCCTCATCATCATTTGAGACAGTTAGACCTTTATCTTCACAAAGAGCTATAGCCTCCTTTTTAGCTTCAGCTCGTTTACCATTCAGTCCATAAGGCTTTCTCCAAACGGTAGGAGGTACTAGAGTCACAGTGCTACTACGAAGCTCTCTAATAACCATTCCTTGAACGATACCAAGCATCACAAGTGTCTTTTGGTTGGAAATGACTTTCAATTCCTCAATGAAGACCTTATCGAATTGACCATGCTTTTCACAGAGAAGTCTAACAAATTCTGCCATGTACTGTCCTCTGTCAATATAACTATCCTCATTGCTTGTGATAGTACCATAGTCAATGATTTTCCCATTGTTTAAGACACAGAAGCCTGAACTCTTTGTAGATAGGTCTAGTGATAAAACTTTAACCATGTAAAAATTATACCACTCACCTTCCACTGTGTCAATATTAAAAATATTATTCACCAAAAAATGTTTGCAACTTGATTGCGAACATTTTCTGTTGGTATTAGTCCTAGTTAATAATTATATAATTAGTCTAATACCTAATAATCTAATAGTTATATATTTAGTTAATAAGCTATATTACTACCATCAAAAAAGTACATATACGAATTTATATCACAGCAAACATTAGTCTTTAATAATAATTATATAATACCTAATAACTAATACCTAATAGTTATATATAATTAGTTAAGTATTATTACCATCAAAAGTATACATATACGAAAATATATCACTCTAAAATATAGACATTTTCTGCTCTGTGTGATATACTTTCTGTGGAGGTGTCTTATGGATACAAAAATTATTTGGTACTTTAACCGAGATAAAAAAGAAAGAGGTACAATCTTTGTGAAGAAAGATGAGTACCTTTTAGCCTTAGACTTTGAAGATAATGACCTTGTGAATCAGGACTTGAAGAAACAAATCAAGAAATTCCTGAAGAGGACATACCATGTGGATGTACATCAGCTTACCTATTGGCAAAATCCACTCAGTGATTTGTGTAAGAAGTTCAGGGGAAGAGATAGGTTATGTAAAGAGTTAAACATCACAGAAGAACAGCTCTGTGAGTTAAACCTTAGCTTCACTAACCCACATATTAAGTCACAGCTACTAATAGGCTATTTACTTCCTGTGCTATCAGACCAAGAGTTCGCTAATTGGTTTTATTCAACTGTGTATAATTTATACAATGACATTAGAGAGCCTTTACTCATTTACCCTAATAGCCTTAGTCCTTCATTCTACCAATGGCTATACCATGAGAGTCCTTATTCTCACCTTAATCAGCTTATGCTAGGTAAGAAGATACCAAGTGCCATGATGGTAGGTGATTATATCTACGAACACAGAGGTGATTACTCAAAAGTATACAATGAATATTTAAACAGTCTTAGTGAATATATATACCATAAATACAACCATATACCTAATTACATACTAAGCCTTAAGCATAAACTTACATTAAAGCTTAAGCGTAATAATGTCCTTATATCTGATAGGCTTAAGCACTTAGGTATGACCTATAAAGCCTATAATGGTATGTTTGCTCAAGTAAGTCCTATAATGACTAAATACATAGAGATATTAGCCAAAGATACAGGATTCAATAAGTATGACATTTTATTCACTATTCTAATGGACTCTGTAGACTACTATGCCAAGAAACCTAGCTATAAACGTAAGGTTACAGCCAAATTCCTAAAAGAACAAGATGTAAAATTATACAAGTAAAGCTTATATTTATACTATAGGCTTTTCTTTTTGTATAAATATGAGTAGCATGGTTTTGACCTAAAAATCTTATTGGTGAATGAGTAAATATGCAATAGGGGTGATTAGTTTCATTTTTAATTGGGTTAGCTACTAACACGTTTTTATACTTAATTTTTAATTGGTGAATGGAGAAATCTCAGCCTCCTCCCTCTCTCCCTGTTTTTTAATCGACCTTGCCTATTGCATCTTTTTAATTGTAATGACCACCCTTGCAACAAAAAATGATTGTAATCAAAAACATTACAATAAAGCCTTTTATCTCAATCATTTACCTAAAATAAATTAGTATAAATAGCTATAATAAAATAGTTAAGCCTATCAAACTATAAATAAAATAGCATGGATAAGGAGGCATAATATACCTAGATATTAGGGCATATTGAAGGGCTAAAATGAAAGCTATTTTGTAAATTTTCATGAAAATGACAAATAATTTTATACACTCTACCCCCTTAACCATATACATAAATAAACGCTTTTCTTGCATAAAATAACCCTATCTACCCAATGAAATAAATATACATTTATCTGTATAATTAACCCTTAACCCTTAATCTATCTATAATCTCAGCATCTACCACTAACATATTATAGCCGATATTAAACTATCAGCCTATTAGACCTATAAAATAATCAATATCCCTATAAACAGACTTATTTATTATATATCATTCTATTCTATCAATGACATATACTAATATAGTCAAAAGCTATACCTAAAGCCCTATTATATATAATAATTAACTATAGAAAAACTTTATATAAACCCTTGATTATATCGGATATTGTGATATAATAGAATTATAGAAATAAGGAATAACCTACAAGTTATCAGGTTATCAGGTATAAAAAGTTTAAAAATTTTTATAAAAACTATTGCAATATATCGGATAATGTGATATAATTAAATAAAGGTTAGGAATTATCCTATAAAATAAAATCAAAGGAAATAGGCAAAAAGCCTATAAGGTAAATCAACATGAAAACACCAAAATTTGACTACTCAAACACTGAGTTATTCTCTAGTCGTTACAGCGTTTACGGTTATTGTCTCTTTATCATGGTAGATATTAAAAACAAGACCTTTGTTTTTGGGCAAAGTAACTCTACTGTTGTGTCTCTACATAGAGCAGAATATAGAGTTCTTGAGGGTGTAACTCAAAAGAAAATTAGAGCTTTGAAAGAAAGATACTTGGAAAAAGGTTATACACAACTAAAAACAAGTGACTTCATTTAAGCCTTAATGAGTAAAGCTCATCAGCCTACTTGCAAGGGTAGGCAAGGCATAGCGCAAACGTGCTACAATCATATCAAGCATTATAATTTCAGTTAAAAGCACCTTGAGGATAAGGCAAACTTTTCTGACCTTGCTTGAAACATTGCAAAAAGCAGACTAGCGCAAACAAGTTGACAATATCAGCCCTTTAAAGCTCTAACAAGGGAAGATACACAAGAAAAGAGCGTTTGTACTCATTCAACTAAATAAACCAAAAGAGGTATAAAATCATGTCAAAGACATTGGAAAAATTGATTGATAAGGCTTTAAAAACAGGAAAAGCAAATATCAATGGAAGAATGAAAGACTATGGTTATATTGGAGAGCTTGAAAGTAAGTATAAAGCTCATTATAATAAAGATATTGATACTCTTGTATTATATCATTGGGGAACTTGTATCCTATCTATTAAGGGCTTACATACTAAGCCTATAATCACTCATTTCTATGGACAGTCAAAAAGTGACCGTGATGCTCTAACTTATGTATTTAACCGTTTTGATACAGGATTTTCAGCATCCTACAAGCCATCTATTGATAAATTTATTATAGAGGCTGATTTTGGAACTGATGTGCTAGAAACAAAATCAATCTAATACAAAAATCGCTTTGGTAACTTGGAAACAACGGTTACAAGGGTTTACCTTTTATGCTTTAAAGTTTAATAAAACTATAAAATCTAAGGAAAATAAAACAATGGAAAACGTATTTTACAAATCATATAAAGAGCTAGTAAGCGAATACTTTGGTATTGATTACAAGATAGGGGAAAATGCCCCTAAACTTTCAAAACAGCTTTCTAAGAAGGGTATTGAATACACACAAGAAGAATTACAAGCATTTTCTGAGTTGCTTATAGCTGTATTCTCAGACAATAAAGAGCTTGTTTACACTTTCAAGTTGTCTAATATCCTTCCTAGCTATAGAGAGGCTGAGGATTGGGCTTTTGACGGCTCTTGTAATGAACCAGGAGGAGCAGGAGAATTGACTAGCCTAGCTTTGCAAACTAGTGACCTAGCAAGATACTGCTATATCTATAATGAGCACAACAGTCCAAAAGCACGTTTTTACTACCTAGAAGATGAAAAAGGAGAGCTTGGCTTATCTGATATGTACTCTCGGGAAGGTCACGGATTCTATTTAGCGCCTCAAATTCTATTGGCTATCTTCTACAATAGAAAGTTATCAGACTTTCAAGAAATACATGATAGTATTGTATATGAAAATAACTCAGGAGGTTTCTGGTGTAATATGGCATCAGAGCAATATAAAAAGTTTGTTACTGATACAGAAATTTCAGCAGAAGTTGACCTTGACAAGGCTATAGATGTTTTGAGAGAAGAGGGCTTTGTTTGGTCAGATAATCAAGACCGTTATATTAACCTAGATGATGAAGATTTCACTTTTTGTGAAAATATAGAGGACTTTGAGGAGTCTTATTATGTAAACACTTGTAACCATTGTGGTTGTGCTTTCTCAGTCAATGGAGACTATGCAGAAGTACAGGGTAACTATTTCTGTTCAGATGATTGCGCTAGTATGGAATGTGTTTGGTCAGAATATTATTCAGAGTATATTTTGATTGATGACTCAAGCTGTTGTGATGATTGTGGAGATAGCTTTTACAATGAAGACCTAGAAGAAGGTTCTGACGGTTGTCTGTACTGTTCTGATTGTATCCATGACCACTTGGAAGATGAAGAAGAAATAGCATAAAGTCAAAAGGTGAAAATAGGGGTTTGAGATTGTCAAAATCTCACCCTATAATCACCAATGAAGGACTAACACAAAAAGTTTAGGTAAGGAAATAAAAACGAGGTAAATAAGATGAAAATTTTTAAACTTTTAGGATATGGAAGTATTGTCTTTGTAATTTTGGTAGTTTTTGGAACTATGTTGCAAAGTATTCCACAAAAGCAAAAGCAAGAAACAGCTCAAACAGTTCAAAAGGTAAAGGCTCAGAAAAACAATGAGATATTGAAGAAAGAGCACAAGGATAATAAGTATTTTATTGTAGTATGGGATGAAGATAGTGAGTATACCATTGTCTATTATCTAGATAAGGACGAATGGGAAGGGGTCAAGGTAGGCGATATTTACTAGCCTACAGCGTGTAAAATGGGTAGGGTATACATTTACCCTACCTAGTAACTAAACGAGCATAGAGAGCAAATGAGAGGCTCTCAGGAGGTATTATAAAACAATGGGAAAATGGTTTAAAACAATTAAGAAAATTTTAAAATGGTATGGTTTGCCTATGGGTATTATTTTAGGTAATCTCACTAGTGATTATAGTTTTCAGATTTTTGGAGCTTGTGTTTTGCTAGGTTATCTAGTAGGAAGCTTTATCTATATCACAGATGATAAGGACTAAGGGGGTAATATATGCTAGGTGTAAATAATGAAAGCTGTTTTGATACTATAGGTAAAATTCAGGATCTCAGTAGGAAGGTAGGGCTTATTGTTACTTCACCTCCTTATAATACAGGAAGAAACAGCACCTCAGAAAGAGGAAGAAAAAATCATGAAGCAAGGTATGATATTCATCTTGATGATATGACTGATAGTGAATACCTAGAATGGACTAAAGAGCTATTTTTAGGGTTTGACAGCATACTAAAAGAGAATGGAGTAGTCCTCTATAATATGAGTTATGGTACGGATACCATAAACACAAAAGAAAATTATAAACCTAATGAAATTATGTATAGGGTAATCACTAAGATTTTAGAAGATACTCCTTTCACAATCGCTGATACTATTGTATGGAAAAAGCAAAGTGCTCTTCCTAACAATACAAGTAAGAATAAGCTTACAAGGATTTGTGAGTTTGTCTATGTGTTTGTGAGAAAGTCTGAGCTAAAGACATTTAACACTAATAAGAAAGTCAAAAGTGTATCTTCTAGAGGTCAGAGCTATTATGAGAATGTTTTCAATCTCATTGAAGCAAGAAATAATGACGGAAGCAATAATCTAAACAAGGCTACGTTTTCAAGTGAGCTTGTCCTAAAATTATTAGATATTTACTATACAGGTGGTGTTGTGTATGACCCATTTTTAGGTACAGGTACTACAGGACTTGCTTGTGAGATGCTAGGTATTAAGTGGCTAGGTAGTGAAATTTCTACAGCACAATGCAATTATGCAAGAAATAGAATTGAAGAGGTAAAGAATGGGAGTAGTAGTAACTAACAAGAAAAAGGAGTTGAAAAACTCTTGGAATCATGTAAGCATTAACCCTACAGTTGAGGTAATGGATAGCTTTTTGATTGAAATGTTTGTCATGTACAGTTATGACAACTTGGAAGAGCCTCCTTTCTCACTAGGGAAGGACTTACAAAAGGCTTTAAATCTTGGATATGATAGCAAGTATGCTTTCATTGACGGAGTTTTTAAAGGAGGTAATAAATGTTTGAAATTGGAGACATTATAACCCTAAAGAGAGATACTTTTCTATGGCAAAAGGGTACAATAGCTAAGGTTATAAAACTAGAGTGTAATTTTGATTCTAAATGTGATATTGAAGTAGAAATAATGGAAGCTAAAGGAAGGATGAAAGGCATGATAGGCAAAACTGTAGGAGCTATGTCTTCCATGTTTGAACTACAGAAAGAAAAGAGAGGTTTACATGTTTAGGGAAGGACAATTAGTCACAGCTAAAGAGTTTAATTCCTATGCTGTAACAGACAAAAATAAACCTTGTATGGTTGTGTGGTGTAATCAATGAAGAATGAAGGTAATGTGTCTATGGGGTGACAATGAAGAATACACAGTAGATACAGATAAGTTTATACCCATGAGTAAGGATGAGATTCTAAAGCTAGGACAAAAAGTAATTATTGATACCTTTAGAATGGTTAGGGGTAGAAGTCATACTGAGGTTATGACCTTTGTGGGGTATGGGACTTATGGAGCAAAAGTTAGGACTAATAATGGTAAATATATAACTGTATCAATGCACAGTGTGAAAGGGGTTGTCAAAGGTGGATTATACATATAAGGTAGGAGATAAGGTTTATCTAAAGGATTGGGCTGATACTAAGTATAACCCTTTACCAGAAAGAGGTAGAGAGGTAACAATCATAGAGATTGACCGACATGACCCATTTATTCCATATAAAATTGAAAACTCAAGAAGGTATAAGTATTGGATTAACAGTTCAGCAATAGAAGGTTATTATAAACCTTTAGGTCTGAAAATATAAAATTATTTTAAAAAGGTATTTACATAAGTGATATAAAGTGATATACTAAAGGTGTATCAAGAAAGAAAGGAGATTTATGCTTGCAAATTTAACAGGGCATGATGTGGTTATTGTAGACAAATATGGGAATCCTATGAGGGTTATTCCACCTTGTGAGACTGAAGAGCCCTTACGAGCTGATGTTTCAATCCGTATAATGGGTAAGGTTGACGGAGTTAGGCTTACTAAGATTCACTATGAATCTAATATCACAAAAAGAAAGATGATGGAGCTGTTTATGAACTATGAGGGAATCATAGTATCTAAAATTACAGCAGAATGTTTACGAGAACTAGGATATACTAAAAATGTGTATATCACAGGAAGAAAATTTTACCTACATGGAAAAATGGTAGGTGTTAGAGAGCTTTGTGTTCTATAAAATGAGGAGGGAAAAATGAAGCTAGAAGAAGTTAGTGTAGAAATTAAGGAAACAGCATCCTTGATTGAGGAATCAGTATTTAAGGATATGGTACAAATGGTAACCTCTAATGAGGACTTGGATAAATTGGTAAAGGCTTATATTGAAGGTTTACCACGTAGTGAAAAGCATCTTGCTTACACAGAAGGGGATTTTAAAGAACGTGTATCTTACATTGTGGATATGTCAGAAGAACTTGCTGAGAAACTACGTGAGCTTGATTGTGTAGATAAAATCCGTGAGATGCAGGATGCGTGGAGTGACAGTGGATTTACTTTTAATGGAGAGCACTACTTTTCACCATTAACTCTACTGATTGTCTCACTAGATAGTCAAAGAATTTTTCCTTACAATGTTAAGGAATGGTACAAACAAAACAAGGAAGCATTTTTAAAAGGATTAGACAGACTAATACTACGTAAGAAATGTCAGTTATTGGAAGAGGAATCCAAGGAAAATCTTTTTTCCAATGTTAGGGAGTTTAAGAGAGAAAACTTACCTTCTAAATGTGGAATAACTCTTGCATATTTCCTACAAAGAGCAGGAGCTACAGATGTTTATTCTGATAATGCTGATGAGGCTTACCATAAGTATGCAGATTATATCAGCAATAAGTTTGAAGGCATTATCCTTAAAAGTAATCCTAACCTAAAGAGATTTACATATAAGTCTATGGTTAAAGATTATTTTGGACTTGACCTAGTAGAAGGAAACAATGCACCTAAGCTTGCTAAACAGTTGAAAAAGGCAGGAATCAGCTACACAGATGAAGAGGTTCGTCATTTTGGTGAGGTTCAGAAATGGTGGAATGATTGGTATAATGAGGATTTTTCTTCTACCATTAACGATAGTGATGTACGCTGTAAGGATTTATGGATTGACTTGAAAGACTTTACAATACCTTACCTAGTTGATAAATGGGCTTTTAATGGTTCATGTAATCAGTCAAGTAGTTCAGCAGGAGCAGATACACACCTTATGTTGAAGCATCTAGGATTTGAATATCTTAAGGGTTACTCAACCTATTACAGAAATGGGAATTACACTTTACAGCCTGCTTTACGTACTTACTTTTTGAGAGAAGGTGCTGATATTGGTCATGCAGGAAGCTATGCAGACTTTTCAGGAACACGAGCTAAAGCTTGTTATGAATTTACTACAATTTTACTATGTATTGTATTTAATAAGAGGGTTGAAGACTTTTCTAGTGTAAATGGAATGAATATTGACTGTGAGCAATACTTCCAAAGTGATACAGACTCTTATTTCTGCTTTTGGGCTAACCAAGGTAATAATGAATACTCTAAGTTTGGTACAAAACGTAACATTTTTGATAAGATTGGCTTTGATGATATTGAAGACTACATTGAAAATGAAGTGCCTATCAGATATATGTTTAGTAAGCTAGGTTCTGAAGAAAAACAAAGAATTTACTTGGCAGAAAGCCTACGTACAAAAACTAAACTAAAAGAAAAAGTAAGTCATAGTGGATATGGCTTACTAGGTAAAATTATGAAAGAATATAGTATTTAAGGAGAAACTAAATGAAAAATAAAGAAACTTACAATTTTATTGATGTATTAACTAAAACTCAATCACAGATGCTAGAGTGGTTACCTGATATTTTACTTGAATATGGGTATTCTGTGACAGTTACAGATTATATGATTATGGGAATTAGTCCTCTTGATAACCAGGTAGGGTTGGTTGCACACCTAGATACAATTAACACTAAGCAGAAAAGTTACTATAACACAAAGTATGACTATGGTTATAATAGCAAGTGGTATAAGGAATACACAGAAGAAGAAAAAACTCCTGAAGTTCAAGATATTCTTGTGACTGAACGTTATATCCTCTTAAGTCCTGAGCACAAAGATAGCATTGAATGTTTAGGTGCTGATGACCGTGTAGGTGTTAAAACTATCCTAGATATTCTTTCAATGGGTCTAAAACCTCATATTCTCTTCACTACGGACGAGGAAGTGGGTTGTGTAGGTTCACGTACTGCTGTTGCAGAAAACGCTCTAGAGGAGCTAAAAAAGGCTACTATGCTTATTCAGATTGACCGTGGTGTTCACGAAGAATCTTGGCATGAAATGGTGACCTACAGTTTTGACCCTACTAGCCAACCTGAAATCTTTAAACAATTAGGAAAAACTTACACAATGGCTACAGGTTCTTACACAGATGTTGCTGTGTTAGGTGAGCATCTTGACAAGCCTATTGTGAATGTATCAGCAAGTTATATGAATGAGCATCACACAGATGAGTTTATCAATCTAGAAGCTTATGAGTATAACACTAATGGACTTATCAAGTTTATCAAGTGGGCTGTTAAACAAGACACAAGTGATTGGAAGTATGTTGCTAAACGCTTACCTAAAGTAAAAAAGTTTACTAAAGCTAAAACTGAAACTGAAAGTCTAAGTTCTACTGAAAGTATATCTAGTTTTATTAGAGTTCCACAAAAAGGAGCTAAACGTAAATCACTCAAGGATGAATCAGGAAACTTTGCATCAGCGAATGAATACTTTGAAGAAATGAATAAGTCTGATACACTGAATCCTCTTATCACCTTTAATAACTATGTAAAAGTAGGTTATGAACGAGATGAGCTATTGTCTTACCTAGATGGGGCTTATGCTGACGGAGTATCATTCTCTACTTACCCTGAATTGGCTTATATTCTACGTGGTTACTACTTGCCTGATGAAGAACTATAAGCATGACAAAAAAGGATAGCCCTGATTTGGGCTACCCTTTGGTGTTCATGTACTAAATATATAATACCACAGTCTAAGGATAAGGTCAAGCTAAAGCTCTTAAAAATTTTGTATATGTACTTTTTTGATGGTAATAATACCTAGTTATTATTATATATAATTATTAGATAATTATTATTAGCATAAAAAGTATACATAAACAAAAATTTTTTAATCTAAGGTATTGCTATTTATAACTCTTTGTGATAGAATGGTATTATCAAATACGGATGAGAGGTGTATCATGTACTTTAAGGTATATACAAATATGTTCCATGATGATAGACTAAAGAATCTTATGGATATTTACTTATACTCTTTTTTGTGTGGATTTTCTAAGGATAATTCACAAGATGTTTATTCACACTACAACAACCAACAACTTGTGGAAGTGTTCGGTTGTAGTTCAGCAACTATCTCTAACTCTATCACAAGACTTGAGAAGTTAGGATTGGTTACACGTTTTGAGAAGAAAGGCTTTAGTCAAAAGACTTTCGACTTTTTCTGTAAACGTACTTTGAAGGTAAACACAAGCCTATACAAAGAGTTAGCTTATGGTGACTATATTTATATCCAAAGTCATTGGCTTACAGAATGGAAGTTACCTTTACGAGCTACACAGCTACTAGGATTATTTAACTCAGCTTACCACAAGCTAGGTAAGGATGAGGATTTGATAGCATCACCACAAGACCTTATTGAGTCTATGGGTAATGTAAATTATCGTACCTACATTAACAACCTTAACCTACTTAAGGAACTAGGACTTATTGAAGAGCTTACTCCTAAGAATGAGCACAACAAATTATTTCACCTATCAGCTAAGATTGTGAATGATTGTGTAGAATCTGAAGAGCTTTTCTCTACAGTTGACCTAGAGGAAGTTGCTAAAGATTGCAAGTACACAGTAGGTAAGTTTAAATCATTGATTGCTTGGGTAAGACGATTCTTACGAGGTAAATCAAGTAAGGTTATTGACCGTGTGTTAAGTATACTTTCACCTAAAGAGCAAGTAAGAAGCACACTAGAGCCTTTGTGGGAAGCTTTTAATTTCTATGAGAGAGAATCTATTAGACTTACGATTCCTGAAGGAGCTGACCATAGAGCAGGTTATTTTGTGCAAGGAGGTAGTTTGTGAAAAAACAGAATAAATTTATAACACTACTTCAAAGAAACTTTGGTGAGAAAGACCTTGTGAACTTTGGAGTAAATAAGAAATTCTATCTTGAAAGAAAGACTAAGGAAGACCCTGAATTTGAAGATAGGTTTGCAAGAGACTTTGAGCAAGCTAAACACTATGTAAAGCATATTGGCTCACAAGTTAGGGCTTTACGTGATAAGTATGACCTTTATATCTCTTTCACTCCTACAGGAGGTAAAGAGCGTAAAAAGACTAATGCACAGGATACCTATATTATTGCACAAGATATTGACGGAGCACCTATTCCTACTGACTTACCTCCTAGCTACTACTGGGAAACAAGTCCTGGAAAGTATCAAGGTGTATGGATTCTAGATAATAAGGTAAATCCACAAGAGCATGAAATTTTGTGTAGAAAGTTAGTTAAGAAGTATAACTTTGACCCTTGTGGAGTTGACATTGTGCATCTTTACCGAATCCCTGGAAGTGTGAATCACAAGTATGCTACAGACTTTAAAGTTAGTGGTATGAAGGGTGAAGGTACAGTTTACCGTAAGCGTGACTTTATGAAGCATCTTGAAGATGTAGACATTACAGCACAGTCAGTAGTGAAGAATGAAGAAATACCTTTCAAGATGTATGACCTTGACACACTACTAGACAAGTATAATGTCACTAAGCAATTTGCTCACAAACTAGCAGTAGACCGTTCTGAATGGGCTTGGAAGCTAGAGCGTAAAATGATTATCAATGGAGCAAGTAAGGAAGAAGTTAAGTTTGTCCTACTAAGTGCTCCTGATGATAAGGCTAAGTTCACAGATGAGACTGTAGATGCTGAGGTTAATCGTGCTTTTGCTAAGACACAGCAAGAAGAGCATGATGCAGAAGAGGTAGAACCTACTTACACAAGGCTAAGTAAGAAATTCAAAATTGAAGAGCAAGGTGGTAAGTCTCTACGCTCTGTGACTAAGAACGGTAAGAAGCGTAGTACCTCTGTGAATATTATACGTGTTGATGATATTGAGCCTTTTGACCCTACGGACTTTTGGTTGATTGAAGACTTTTGGGAAAATGGCTCTGTAGGTATCATTGGAGCACCTTCTAAGTCATTCAAGTCTACCTTTGCCTTAAACCTAGCTTGTGCTGTGGCTACAGGTAAGCCTTTTGACGGTAGGAAGGTTAAACAAGGAGCTGTACTTATCATACAAGGTGAAAATAACTTGTCTATGGAGCAACATAAGATTTACTCTATTACAGGAAGTGAAACACCTCCTCCAATCTACTTTGTGGATGACAATATCAACATGGAGCAGATGTATAAGCTAGTCAATGATATTAGAGAGCTAGAAGTTAAGTTACTCATCATTGACCCTATGTATCTTCTCTTTGGTAGTGGTGATATTAACCGTCACCAAGATATTGTAGAGCGTTTAGAGATTCTATCAAGACTTTCTAAGGAGACAGGATGCGCTGTAATGCTGATTCACCACAGTAGAAAGCTAGAACGTGGTGCTAAGATTCAAACCTCTGATATGTATGGTTCAGCCTTTATTGAAGGTTGGTATGAATCTATGATTCTGCTTCAACGTAAAACTCACAACTCTAGTAGGCTTACTACCTATTTCCGTAATCACAAGTCAGGAGATGTCTATGACCTTGTGGTTGACGATAACATGGGATGTAAGGTTTACTCAAGAAAAGATGAGAGTGACTACGAGGAACAAGAAGCCAAGTTCAGTAAGATAGTTAAGAAAGGAGATTCTGATGCCTAGATTCCCTAAAGAATACAGAACTCCTAAGTGGTATGATAGATGTATGGAAGAATCTGATTCTGAAGTGTATAAGACCTTTATTGAATTAGTAGATGCAGACTTGCAGAATAGAGAGATGCACTTTGAGGATTATATCTATACCTTCATCACAAAGACACCTAGACGGTCAAGTGTTGCAGGAGCTATCAGACAGCTACGTTTACCTCCTGCTGACCTAATCCCTAACTTTCCTTGCTTGACTGATGAAGAGGCTACATGGCTTCAATGGTATGCTGTGAATAACACTAATGGTATCACAAGGTTTAAGGACAAACCTGGGTACAAAGATATTATTGAGAAATACTTTAAGAAGGAAGAGCCTCCTATACCAGACATATTTGCTGACTGTGAAGAAGGAGAAAGACCTGTGATTGTCCGTAAGAGGAATCAAACAATAAGAAAGGCTTCTAGGATGCGTTACCTAGAGAGAGCTTACGCTCTAGGTGTGTAGATGTTAAACCTAATTAACACAGAAAAACTAGTCTGCCTAGATATTGAAACAACAGGACTTGATAGACACAGGAATGAAATAACCTCTATTCAGATAGGATTTACAAGCACAGAAACAAGTAAGTATACTAGAAAGTTTTTTGACTGGAATAAGCTAAGAGCTAAGAGACAGCTAAAGCTGATGAAAAAGCTCAAAGAATGTAAGCTAGTTACTCACAATGGTAAGTTTGACTTGTTATTCCTCTATGAGAAGACTGGAGTATCACTTAACCTTTACATTGATACGTTAGTATTGGCTCATATCTGTGGAGAAGAAGAGCTAGGTCTTAAACCACTCACAGAGAAATATTTCCATGTTAAGTATGATATAGCAAAAGAAGCAAAAGTAGGAAAAATTACAGATAACTTTAAGGCTTATGGTCTTGATGATGTCCTATATCCTATGAAGCTCATGAAGATTTTCAAAGAGAAAGTCAGAAAAGAAGAGCTGTTTAGGGTATTCAAGCATGAGATGAGAGCATATAAGGCTTACTATGAGATTGAAAAAGGTGGAGTACCTATCAGTCCTAGAAGACATGAAGTGCTTGAGAAGTTACAAGATGACTTAAGACCTTATCAAGAAAAGCTTTTATTTTATGGAGACATTAACTGGAACTCAAATGAACAAGTTGCTAGCATCCTATTCACTAAGAAGGATGAACCTGTGTATAGAGAAGACGGTGAGAGGTTAGATGATACATTTAAGGTTATTGAGAAAACAGTTGATGGTAAGTCCATAGAATTAGGTGAGTTTGCTACACGTAAGGAAGCTAATGCTTTCAAGAAAGAATACCTTGAAAAGAATCCACATATTTTCAAAGTAAGTGTAAACTTGCAGAAACATTTCAAACCTGTAGTCATTGGTTATGGTCAAGGGCTTACAGTAATGGAGCGTACTAATAAAGGAGCACCTTCAGTAGGAATTGACACACTAGCTAACTATGTTGGTAATGAGTGTGTAGACACCTTACTTGAGTATAAGCGTATCTCAAAACTTATTACATTTATTGAGTCTTGGGAAAAGCTACAAGTTGACGGTAGGATTTACCCTAGCTTTAATATCACAGCTAGAACAGGAAGAACTACATGTAATAATCCTAATCTTCAACAGTGTCCCCAGGACAGCTATGTACGTAATCTGATTGAGGCTAGACCAGGATGGAAGCTTGCTGAGCTGGATTATAGCCAATTAGAGCTTCGTGTGGCTAGTTGGTTATCAGGTGATGAGAACATGCAACATGCTTACCAATCAGGTAGTGACTTACACAGTAAGACTACTGAGTTACTTTTTGGTGATACAAGTAATCTAAGTCATGATGAGCAAAAGAGGTTACGTACAAATTCCAAATCAGCAAACTTTGGTTTTCTATATGGAATGGTTGCTAAAACCTTCGTACTGTATGCAAAAGGTTATGGTTTAAATCTTACACTAGAAGATAGTGAGAAAATCCGTGAGGACTTCTTTAATGCTTACCCTACACTATTAGAATGGCATGAAGAGTGTAAGGACTATGCACGCACTTATGGGTATATTAAATCACCTATTGGAAGAAAAAGATGGTTTAAAAATATCCATAGTAATAACTTTGCTTTACGTTCAGCAGATGAGCGACAAGCAATTAACTCACCAGTACAAGGGTTTGGTTCTGACTTATGTACTAGTGCTTTAGCTGACATTGTGTTCAGTGAAGAGCTTGACCACTCTAGGTTCAATGTTTTAGGCTCTGTGCATGATGCTATTCTCTTTGAGATTAGAGATGATTATGTAGATGAGCTTGTTCCTGTACTAAAAGAAATGATGGAAAATCCTTCTATCCTAGAGGGATTAGAGAAACCTATACCTATCATTGCTGATGTAGAAGTTTCTCAATGTTGGGGAGGACATTGATGTATTTGTATGATAAACCTGCTTACTCAAAGAAAGACTACTTACAATTAAGAGCTTTTAATAGGGAGTGTTTTAAACTTGACCCTGAGCATTACATACAAAGTCAAATTGACTATGACCCTTGCTATGAAATTGGTGTAGACGGTGAGGAATACGTACTTGCTTTCTTTATCAAGGGAATTAGGTATCTTAATCGTAAATACAAGACTAAGATACCTTCCTTCCCTAGTTATGATGAGATTTACAAACTAAACTTTAGGCTTCCTGCTAAGATTGACTTTGCAGTAAGACGAATGGTAGCTGTAACTCATATGAAAACACAGTATGTATCCCATAATATAGCCTTCACCTATGCTTTTGGTGATGAGAATGAGCAACTTATTATTCACTACCCTACTCATTCAGAGGAATCAGAAGCACTTGCAAGATTCATTATTAGTAATGGATACCGAGAAGATGTTTATAGTTGAGGAGTATTTTGATGGTAATCTTGTAGAAGAGCATAAGTTTTTCACAAGTGAGAGAGCATTGGCTTTTTATGAAAGAGCCTTTAGATTAACAAAGAATACCTACTTTGTGAGGTATTACTATAGAGGATTAGTAAATGGTAATAGTAAACAAAAATAGTTCTGTAGGAATTACAGAAGACATTATCACAAACATTATGCAACTTGGAGCTAGTGAATATCACTTAGAAATTCTTGTGCGTAAGTATGAAGACCAAATTAAGTATTGGTATAAGCAAGGACAGGAAGACCAAACTGAAGAAGACCGAATTGCTGTGTATGACACTAAGGAACGTGTGCATCAGGTGACTAATGCTCTTCAACAGGTCACAGAACAGCGTAGGAGAGCTATGGTGCTTCTTAAAGGTCAAGCTAATGAAATGGGTAACCTTGACCTTTGGTGCTTGCTAAAGCACGTTCTAGTGGCTGTAATCACTGCCTTTGAAGCTTGGCAAGTAGACCTAGCCAATGATGATGTTAAATCTGTGTTTATTGAGCAATCACGTATTGCAAATCAGGTTTTAGCTATGTTTTTAGGTTATGAAGTTACTCCATGTAGTGCATGTTTAACTGACCAACTTAAAGAAGATGGGAAATAATTAAAATTTTTTAATTATTTCTCAATTTTTCTATTGACAATTATCCGAAAGTGGTGTATACTAGTATACATAATAAGGAAAGGATTTAAAAATGAGAGAAAAATTACTCAAGAGTTTAGAAAGCATGACAAAGAAAGAGTTATGCGAAGCTATTGGAATACATTATGCTACATTAAGTAAGTTTTTAGATGAAGACTTTGCAACTATTAGAAAAGATTCCATTGATAAAGTGTCTAACTACTATAAAATGTTAGATGCAGAAGAAAAGGTTAAAACTGTCCTGGAAAATAAGGAAGAGTACAGTAATAAAACAGTAAAAGTTGAGGTAGAAATTCCTGAACTAGATTATTATGAAGCTCGTTTTGTAGATAGAGTTGGTAAGAGTACGGTAGAAGAAAAAGTTAGTGCTCTTGGCTATCTAAACTATGTACTTAAAGCTAAGACTACTGAGTTCATCTCTTGGAGAAAAGACCTTATGCAAGGTAAAAGCTTCTCTGATATAGATGACATTGTTGATAGAGTAGGTAGAGCAATCCTCTGTGGTGCATATATCCTTAAGAAGGACACTAAGGAAGTTTATTACATTAAACTACCCTCAGGACACTACCTATGCAAGTATGACAATGGATTCACAGGATGGACTGTAGAACCTAATAAGTTCACAGTGTCATCTGAAGTAGTTGATGAGCTTAAGAATAGTTACCCTGAGTACACTGACTTTATCTCAAAGGAAGAGGTTATCTCTAAGCCTGTGAGACATGAAGAAAAGAAAGTAGGTTTTACTATAAGTGAGCGTATTGGGAAAACGGATAAGAGAGTTGCGCATTTCAGAGGGAATGACACAAATGCAACTAGCAAAAAGAATGGGTTACGTTGGTAACTCTAGGATAGCAACATGGGAAAAGGGAGAAAATATGCCTTCTCCTTCTAACCTAAAGAAGCTATCTAACATTTTTGAGGTAGACCTATTCAAGTATGTAGATGAAGGTATACCTACACTAGACATTAAGGTTGCACGAGTTATACTTAAGTGTAAGAAGGACAATCTTGGTGTGGTAGATACAGTAAAGGAATTGGATAACAGTGGATTTATCACAAAAGACAATGAGAAAGATGTTCTCAAAGCTGTTCTTTATGGTAAGTGGGTTACTGACATTGGTAGCAATTCTAGTGATTTGTCTGAGTTGGAAGAGGATGAATGAGCTAGACTATGAGGTAAAGAGCTTACGTAAGGAATTAAACACAGAACGCACACAGCGTACAAGTGTTGATGAATCTCTAGGAATGAGATTTGACACTTTGATTTACCATTTAGATAACAAGTAAGGAGGTTTCTTATGGCAGAAGACAAAATCACACTTAAACAAGTGATTAGTAAGATTGAAAAGATGGATGAATTCCATAAATTTGAGTGGACTTACTCAATACTAAAGAGTTTTGGTAATGAGTTTATCTCTCATATCTTTAAGGAAGCATATGAGCAAGGTAAGTTTGATAAGGAAATGGAATGTAGCACACCAAAAGTAGAAATTCCTGACTATGTATCTTATTGGCTTGAATATTGTAAAGCTACAAATATAAACCTAGTGAAGGCTATTAAAGTGTTGAATGTTCACCTATACAACTATGCTAGAATGGCTGATGCTGATAAGCTAAGAAGTTATTTCTCATTTGATAAAAACCAAGAGAGCTTTATGGGTGCTTGGATTAACGGTTATTCTGTTAAGAAGGAAAAATACTATTATGTAGCTGTGCCTGTTGAGCATGGTAGATTTAGACGGTTGTATGTGCTTGCTAATGGTAGTGTAGCATTAGGAGACCATAACTATGAGTCACTTGAACTACTAAAGAAGTATTCAAGACAAGCTACATATCAGCTAACAGAGGAGTTGATTAAGGAGTCTCCTTTATCATGGGCTTGGCAGTTTGCTAAAGAATTGGAGGACTGATATGGTGATAACTGGTTATGATTATGCTTCTAACCTAAATACCTTGTTTGACATTTTAGGTAGAAAGGGTGTTGACATATATGAGGTCTACCTAAAAATAGGTAGTAGGGAAAGTTTAAGCTGTTTTATGGAAGTATCTAGTAAAGATGCTATTGAAAATAGTTTCTACATGGGTCATCCTTTCCCTGTAACAATCCTAAATACAAAAGGTGATACAATGTATACTATACAAGTAAACACTAAGTATATCCAATTTATAAAAACACAGAAAGTGAGTGTAACAGATGAGATTTAGTGTATCACGATTGAATACTTACCTAGAAAATCCCTGGGAACATTGGTGTAAATATATTGCAGAATATAAAGAACTACCTGACCCTTCACGTACTAAGTACATGGATAGAGGTACTATTTTCCACACAGCTATGGAGATTATGGCTGACCACAATGGAGAGCTTTCTGAGGAGAAGGTAAAGCATCTAGCACTCTCTGTGCATGAACATTCACCTTTCTCTGATGAAGCACGAATGACAGGTCTATTGGCTATTGAACGTTACCTAAGTAGTGGAGAGACTGTAGACTTCTCTAAAGTCATTGAGACTGAGAAGAAGATTGAGGTTGACCTACCTAATGGTCATGAGTTCATTGGCTATATTGATGCTGTTATTGATAATGGTGATGGTACTGTGTCTCTAATTGACTATAAGACCTACAGTGAAGCACCACAAGTGGATAAACTTAAGTATAGCCTACAAGCAAACATGTATATGCAGGTTATGACCAATCTAGGCTATAAGGTTAAGGACTTCTCATTTGAGTGTGTAAACCCTAAAGAGAAGCTTGTTGGAAGAGCTTATAGAGTTAAGCATGTTAAATTTAACTACAACAAATTCCGTTGTGAGGACATGTATGAGCAATTCTGTGAGTTATCTTCAATGATTGCTAAGAATCCTGATTTACGATTGTATGTTCCTCCAACTAAGCGACAACCTAACGTTTATGATTACTTCTATAAAGTGTATATTGGAGACATTACAGAAGACCTTGATGAATTTATTGAAAAAAATTTCAAAAAAATTTAAAAAAGGTATTGACAAAGTAACACGTTTTTGGTAAACTATTTATGTGGTGGTAGAGAGAATCACAATAAACCCTCTACAAAATATTTTAAGGAGGTTGGCATCATGGCTGACAATAAAGAATTACTACTCACTCTTGCACAAGCATTAGGTATTGACCTAACAGGTGCACAAGACAAAGAAGAAGTTAAAGCTCCTTCTGAACCACGTTATGTTATTTACATTGGTAAGAAACCACGTAACGTAAAAGCTCCTTACATTGCTATCAATGCAAATGGAGAACTTTCAGGGTTCACAGAAGAATCTGATGTACTAGGTAAAGGTACAGACAAAGTAGGTAAGTTCACAATGGATGAAATTAAGGAACGTTTCCCTCAATTCAACCACGAAGCTTTCCTAGTTCAAGTAGAAGACTAATTAAGGAGGAGGCTACATGGATAGTCTGTGTAGCCTTTACTTTATATGAGATGTAGAGTATTCAACGATACAAATAGAGAAGCATTGGAGAAGGATATTAACAATTTCATTAGGGATAAAGAAGATGTTAAAATCAGCTTTTCAACTAGTGAGAGAGGTTATCACTTCCAATACTCTGCTATTTGTTATTGGTAAAATAAAAATGGTTAAATTTATTTGGGCACAAGATAGTAAAGGTTTGATTGGCAATAAGGGTAAACTCCCTTGGTCTAACAAGTCAGACTTGAACTACTTTAAAAACCAAACAACAGGTGGTATTATTGTTATGGGCTATTCTACATGGAAGTCCATAGGTAGTAAACCACTTAGGAATAGAATTAACATTATCCTAACTCACAAGGATGAGATTGAAGGGTATGATGATGCTGATGTGTATATTGCTCATTCTGTTAAAGAGGTCATAGACTTCTATAGTGAGAGTGATAAAGACATGTGGATTATTGGAGGAGCTAATACCTTCAAGCAATTTGAATCTCACTGTGATGAAGCTGTGGTGAGTTATATAGAAGGAGACTTTAAGGGAGATACCTACTATACAGGCTTGTCTGACAAGCTAACAGATGACAATGTAGTAGTTAAGATGAAAGGTGAAGGCTTCCTTGTGAAGCACTATAGGTTTAAATAATGAATCAAGATATTAGTATTGCTGTTGCTTTAATCATAGGTACACTTGTTCTATTATTGGTTCAAGTATACAAGAACCATAAGCTTGAAGAAGACATTGATATGTACAAACAGTCTAATCAATACCTAGAGAACAGAATTGCTCAACGTGATAGAGAAGGTGAACGTAACTTCAAAGACCTTGTAGGAGGTATTGATGGAGTAACCTCTGTGTCACTATCATCTAAGCGATATGTAGAGCTTCTAAGAGCTGAGAATGACCTTGTTGACCTTAAGGTAAAGGTAAGGGAATTAGACAATGAATGATGACACAGTTACATTTTTCCTTCCCTTAATAGTATTATCTTTACTTTACTTCATATTCTTAGCTTATGTATATACTAAAGATAGGGAGGACAAATGAAAGAGGATATTGTAAACCCTAAAAGGTACACACAGAACAAGCTAGAGTGTTGGGATTTTTGGCTAAAAGCAGGACTTGACCCATTGATTGCATCTGCTGTTAAGTATGTGTGGAGATACCAATATAAAAATGGTATTGAAGACCTTAGAAAAGCTAAGGTATTCCTAGAAAAGGCTATTGTTGAGTCAAAAAAGGGCACTATTCAATACTCAGGGAAGTTTTACCTAATCGTTCCTGGTGAAGTAAAAGATTTCTCTAATAAGCAATTTATATTTATGAGACTTGCTTCGTACACAACAGGAGTACATAACTATACTGCAACTTGTGAAGACATGATTAACATAGTAGATGAATTGATTGAGGAATTGGAGGAGTCATCTAAGTGACAAAGACAGAATTAGTCATTATTCTTATGATTGCTTTATACTTTGTAGGTAAGTTCTTTGTAACCTATAAGGTATGGCATCATGAGGATGTAATTAAGGTAAAGACTAGGGATGACCTAGTAAGCCCTATTAAACATATCAGTGTAGGTGATTGGGTTGACCTAGCATCTAACACAGAGATTGAGTATAAGGCAGGAGACACAGTTATTATTGACTTTGGTGTGGCTATGGAGCTACCTAAAGGCTTTGAGGCTCATCTTCTACCACGCTCAAGCACTTTCCAAAACACAGGTCTATTACTCACAAACAGTATGGGAATTATTGACAACTCATTCTGTGGAGATAATGACTATTGGGGTGCTAAGTTCTACGCTACCAAAGATGGTAAAGTAGAGAAAGGTCAACGATTATGTCAATTCAGAATCATAGAGAATCAACCTACTCTAAGATTTGTAGAAGTTATCCACCTAGGTAATAAAGACCGTGGTGGATATGGTTCTACTGGTAAGTAAGGAGGAAAACCATGAAGATTAAAAAACTTAACCAGGTACGCTTACATACATTGACTGTATTGTATGGTAAGCCAGGTAGTTCTAAGACTACTTTTATTAACTCTCTTCCAGGGAATGTTCTTATCCTTGATACAGACAAAGGCTTAGCCTCTGTGTCACAAGAAGAACGTTTCTCTGTGGCTGAGTGTACAACATGGGATGAAGTGTTAGAGGCTTTGTCTTATGCTAAAGACTTTGATAGTATTGCTGTTGACCATATGACTAATGTTCAAGAACTTTGCTACAAAGACTTGATGAAGCAAGCTAACTCTAAGAAAATGACTTTACCTATGTATGGTGATGCAAATACACGATTAAAAGCTTTTATTGATGAGCTAGTTAGCCTTTCTTATGAAGGTAAGAATGTGTATGTCATCTGTCAAGAGAAGTCTGTCAACATTGAGGATGTTGTAGATGAAGATGTTCCTGCTCAAGTTATCCCTAACCTTATGCCTTCACTAGCTAGTCACTTGACAGCATCAGCACGTATCATTGGTCACACAGAGCGTGTAACTAAGTCTAAGGTAGTTAAGGGTGAGAAGAAGGTTAAAGACTTCTATCAAGTACGTGTAGCAGGTAACCCTATCTATACACTTAAAGTAACTCGTAAGCCTGACCTAGCTATCCCTGACACAATCACAAATGCTACATGGGAAATGCTTGTAGGTCTAACAGATGGAACAACTCAGTCAAAACTAAAAGGAGATAAAGAATAATGACTATCAGAATTAAACCTCAAGAAAAAGCAGAAACTTCCTACACACCAGGGCGCTATGAAGCTCTTATCCAAGGTGTAACTCAGAAAACTTCTAAATCAGGTCTCGATATGCTTGAAATTGTGTTCAAGGGTGAGTTTGGTAAAAACGCTCCTAAGACAATTACAGGACGAATCGTGGATAACAAGATTGGACGAGAACAGCTATTCAACGTTCTTAAGGCTTGTGGTCTTGAGGGTGAAGAATCAGTTGAAGAATCAGAATTGGAAGGTAAATACATTGGTATCATCATTGCTGAAGGTGAGCCTTACAATGACCGTCCTACATGGAACGTATTCAACTACTTCACACTAGAAGACACAGATGAAGATGATTCTGATGTAGAAGATGCTGACGAAGAAGATGATGACGATTGGTCTGATGCAGAGTAACTAACCACCTAAAAAGGTATTAGTCTAAGAGGATGTAGCTGAGAAAACTTTAAAACAAATAAAGAAAGAAATTATTTCTAATTAACAACTCAGCTACTATTCTCATAGAGGTAATAAGTATAGTGATTTCCATTAAATAAACTTTTCGATTGTGACGATATCATGAGTAACTAGAGAAAACATACAACACATACATATTTCAGCATCCTATAGTATTCTTGTGTTTTCCCAAATGAAATAGGAGTATCACAACCCTAACAACTTATTACTTCTGTGAGGGTAATTCCCTCGGTCATGATTTTTGCCTTGATGGTATTTTTATTCCTTTCTAGGAGGAGCATAGCTCCTTCCTAAGTGTGCACAATGTCTAGTTTCATATATCTCCATTAGTTTGAATAGCGTGCCTATATTCATAAATTATTTTATCCTTTCTACATTTTTCATTTTTTGCTGACTTTAGCTAAGACATTGTGCATACCTAGGAGGAAGACATGCAAGTAAACCTTACAACTTTCAAAGAATACATACTTATGAGAAGAGATGCCTTTGAGCATAAGTATGGTCTTGTAGAACTTAATCATAGACCTCTAGCACGTAGACACTACCCTAACAACTTAAAGTACCTTGATGATATGTCACAGGTGATGATTAGAACTCTTAATAACCATCCAGTACCTTTAAGAGATAAACTGCTCACTGTGCTCATCTATAGGCTAGTAGGGGATACTACTATCGTTAGACGATACTCTAATAAGAAAGAGGTATTTGAGTTACAAGACCTACATAAACTAGCTAAGTATCTTAATAGGGAAACAACTATAGTAGAGAATAAGTATCATACTCCACTAACTAGGACAGGTATCACAGGACTAGCTAGAGGAGAATTTCTACTAGCTGTAGCTTGTGACTTCCTTGATAAGCTACCTAAAGATAACTTCTATAGATGGAAGACTTCTGAGATTGCTAGACACTTCTATGAGTTTGAGAAGGTATATGGGATTAAGTATGCTACAGCTTATCAACTAGCATCTGACTTTAGTTATATCAATGAGTTAGAGGTAAGAATTGACTTTATCCTTTGTGTTCCTGATTCAGCTAGAGATATGTATAAGCAGATTACAGGAAGAAGCTACTCAACTAAAGCCTATAAGGAGTTCACACAGACAATCATGGATTGGTATATTGAGCAAAGATTCCTTGACAATAAGGAAAGACTCATACTGCCTCATGATGTTACACAGATGCTTATAGGCTATCGGTACTTTACCTTTAACCAAAAGGGTGTACTTACTAGGCTAAGAGAAGACTCAAAGGTAAAACGAAGAATAAATGGATTAGTGATTGCAAGGAGCATGTATGACTACTATAAAAAAGAAGTGGATTCTGAAAAGGATTGATGAACTAGGAAATTGCTACCACACAGTGGAGGTGGATAGTTATGTTCTACGTAACCAATTTGTACGTGAATGGATTGGTGACGATAGAAATTACACAAGAACTAATGAGGGTGATGTTGACATTATCCTAAAACGTAACGGAGAGGAGCTTTGGTATTATGAAGACTGGTGTGAAGGAGATTAGTCCTGAGAAGGCTTCTGACCTATATATTCAGCTTGAGAAGAGACATATTGAACTAGGTCAAGCTGTTGCATCTACACGTAACCCACAGAAGCAAAAACAGCTACGTAGAAAGCGTAAAAACATTAGAGCAGAACAAAATAGCCTATACCCTACAATGGTAGGAACAGGCTTTGTTGCTTATACTGAAAAGGCTTTAGGGCTTAAGGGTAATCAAGCTCTATATGGACGATATATAAGAGGTAAGAAATAATGATTAGTAATGGTGTTCTTAGTACATGGAAAATAAATTTAGGTTGGAATAAATATACTCCAAAAGCTGTAGGTTATGGCTCACTTAATCACCCCTATATCTCAGATAGAGTAGAAGGTACTCTTGTAGAACTTGATGGTGGCATAAGTATGGATAAGTATTTATTCATAGCAGATAAACCTGTTATTGACCCTGAATCTTTAACAGAAGATATGTACTTCTTCCATGAAGGTATATTTGATGATAAAAGGGCTTACGGTAGATGTTGGTTTGTGAACAAGACTGATGAGACTGGTGATATTTTAACCACTAATCACAGAGGTATGTTTATTAGGGTGGAACACACAAAGGGGTTACATGTATGATTACTGCTGAAGATATAGAAAAATACCTAGTTGACGGTCATGTAGAGTATATCAAAAGAGCTACCCTTGTAGATTCACCATATAACAAAGGTTATTACATAGGCACTAGTGCTCATATACATGACTTCTTCATTAGGGATGAAGGTACTCCTCCTTATTCATTCCATTCAGGGTCAAAGGTACTTATACATCACCATCCTTGGATTAGTAGGATAATATATGTATTACCACACTACGTTAAATTTGAATCCCTAGGTCTAAAAGTATAGGAGGTTATCTATGGTTACAGTTGAAGAGTTAAATAAATACTTACTGAGGGGTAGAGCCTTATCATGCAGAAGAGTAGTTATGTTAGAGTATCCTCATGCAATAGGTACAGCCTTTAAAATAAGTAATATGGAAGAGGAATTATTCATTTGTGATTCAGTAAATAGTCTGTATTTCCACTCAGCTTTTTCTACATTATCCACCCATAAATTCCAAAATAGATGCTATTATGTAAATAATTCAAGTGTTAAGCCTATACAAATAGGTCTAATAGTATAAAAAGAAAAGAGCCAATTAAGGCTCTTTTTATTTACATTCACAATCATTCTTAGGTTGTTCTGTGAACTTGAGACAGTCAGGTAAGTCCTTACCATCTACCACAGGAACATATTCAACCTTGAATTGGTGAACCCTAAATACTCCACTTGCATTGTTGTCAGGAACTACTCTAACTTTTAGGTACTGTCCTTCAGGAATAATAAGTGTGTCACTCATTTCCATAGCACCATCAGTAACTCCTGTCATTTGCCAATGGACTGAACGCTGTTTAAGCATATCATCTGTGTAGTTTTCTCCACTGTGATATACCACAAACTGCATTGTGTTATCTTCATTAGCTTTAAGGGTTGTACCATCAGCACACCATCTAATGTAGACTCTATACTTTCTGTCTGTTAGCTTTCTACGTTTGTCATCACTATCAAAGTCAACACCTGTAGTTGAATCCATGTAAAGGGATACATCATACTCTTTTGTGATAGGGTAAAGGAACGTAGCAGAAGATACAGCAGAGTTACGTGCATAGTTTACTTGAACAGTACCCATATTACCAATAGTTGCTAGGTATTCTCCCATACATTGTACCATATCCCATAGGGCACAGATGTTTTCAATATAATGGTTAAGCTGACATGCTAACTTCTTAATGAATGAGCTAAAGAACTTAGGATTATAGCACTTTTGTGACTCAGCCATACAGGCAAATCTACCTACTCCTTTGTTATTCTCATCCACAAGTCTATCACAGTCAGCTACAGGAATGTCATCACAGTCACAGCTATCATACCAACAATGGTCTTTTGAGTTGTCTTTATAGCTTGTGAAGGACGCTTCATTAAGTTTTGTTTCTTTCTTATCAGTTGCTACCATTAGCTACCTATCTTTCCTTGTCTCTTCCAGTTACCACTTTTACGAATATAGCTTGCAGACTTATTGCCATTAGTATCACTAGCTGATTTATCCCTACCTGCTAGAGAAGAATCCATTGAAGTATCTTTCCTACTCCAAGAACCTCCTACACGCTTAATCATGTTTGTGCTATTAGTGGTGAATGACTTCCACACACCTGCTTTTCTAATAGCCCATGGTCTGATATACGTGATATTTCTAGAGTAGATAAACCTAATGACATTAGTTCCCTTATTTACCAAGATAGTCTTAAATGAACTATCTGGGTGATAACCCTCTATAGGTTGAGCAGGAGCACTTACATTAGTACCTACCTCTTGCCTAGTCATAACTGTATCAGTCTTTAGCTTTCTTCCAGTTCCTTCCTCTACATACTCAACAGTAACATCTCTATACTCTCTATTTCTGTAGTAATGGAAAGTAAATTCTGTGTCCTCATTGATGTTAAGTTGGAAGAATGTCTGTCTTGGAGTGTAACCTTGGATGTCTTTAGCTTCTTCTCTATGACTAGTACCTGCATCTACACTGTACACAATAGGAGAAGCAAGCTCTCTACCTGTCTCAGCATCAACATATTTTACCCTAAGATTAACTTTCTTAGGTGTAGGTTTAATCTGTTCAATAGGGTAGTAAACCCAGTTACCTACTTCATCATAGTCACCATGAATACCAAGAGAGAATTGCTTAACATCATCTATGTTGATATCAGGGAAGGAGAATGTATTCCATAGATAACCTGATTTCTGTGTATCCCATCCTTCTTTAGGGTAGATAGGTTCTCCACCATAGTGAGTGTTTACTAAGTGGTCTCCTAGCTTATGCCATTGACCATCCCTAGTTTGGTATTGGATATTGGCAAAGAAGTTATAGTCAGCACTACTATCACCAACATATTTAACCCTTTCACCAGTAAGAACTCTGTAATCATCTCTTGCTGTAAGGATAAGCAAGTTGATTGTGATTTTTAGTGTACTACCTTCCCACCAAAAGTGAACCCCTGTACCATAGTTTCTAGCTCTAAGAGCTTGCATTTCTTCATTAGAGATATAGAAGTAGTTACTGTCACCACCTCCAGGCCCACCAACTACATAAATTTTGGTATGGTCTCCTCGGTTACTATATGTACCCCAGGTATAAAGACCCTTACCATCCTTCCAACTAGCCATTAACCAATACCTCCTGCAAGGTCATTTTCTGTGCTTCCATTGTTAGTTCTAATGAACGAGCTTCCATCTGTAGCTCCACCAAAGAGGTTAATGTTACCTGTGGCTACATGTCTGTTAGGGTAAAGTTCTCCTTCAAACACAGTAGAGCCAGTCTGTCTCCAAGCACCTGAACCTTTAAGGTCAGTAAGCAATTTCTCTAATGCACCCTTTAGTTTGTTATACTCAGCTATAGGAACATATCCTGATAGGTTAGGCTGAGGAATATTCACAGAGTTTCCATTGGAGATAGACAAAGTGTTTCCACTGATAGATAGTGTTTGTTTGTCATTATCAGGCTTAGCTTCAAGCACACCAAGTCTACGCTTAATATCTGCATCATTGTAAGGTGTTGCAGTAGGAATATCTACCTCTCCACCACCGTTAGACAACACAATCTTGTTACCACTCTTACTGATAGTTTGTTTATCATTAGGAAGAGTAACACTACCGCCTTCATCAATAGTGAGAGTTCTTGTGTTAGCATTAAATGATAGGTTTCTTCTGATATTAGCATCATAGTTACCAATACCTTGTACCTTAACATTATTACCACTAATCTCTGTGACTTTCCATATACCTCTATTGATAGTATTTCTGTCAGACCAGTAGTCCTCTACTGTGTCACCTACTTTAAGACCATCAGGGTTTCTAAATCCTGTTTTAGGCACAGTTTTCACTGTGTTGGTATCAGCCCTACCTGGAATATCTCCATCATAGAATCTATGCACAGGTTGGTTATTGTCTGGTAGTGTAACAGAGCCACCATCTGTAAGAGATAGTGTATTTCCTGAAAGGGATAATTTTTGTTTAGCAGGAGCAGGTTTATCCTCCAAAGCCTTAACCCTATTTCTCAATGCTGTATCATCATAAGGCACAGAGTCTTTTGGAGTAGGTAAATCAATTTCACCCCCTCCATTTGATAACACAAGCTTATTCCCTTGCTTAGAAATAGTTTGCTTATCACTTGGTAGTGTCACTGAATTTCCATTTGAAATTGATAGGGTTCTATCATTAAGTGTTAGAGTTTGGTTGTCGTTGTCTCTTCTTCCTTCCAAAGCAGTTACTCTATCACGTAAAGGTTTATCGTCATAAGCTACTGCATTGTTTGGTTGTGGTAAGTCAACTTCTCCTCCACCATTAGATAGAATGAGTTTATTACCTTGTTTAGAGATGGTTTGTTTGTCACTAGGTAAAGTGATTGTGTTACCACCATCAATAGATAATTGTTTTGTGTCAGGATTGTAATTTAAGTTCTTACGTAGGTTAGTGAAATAATTACCAATACCTTGTACTTTTACATTATCTCCCTCAACCTCTAATACCTTCCAAATACCTCTACTAACACTATTAGAGTCTGTAGCAAAATCCTCTAGTGTATCCCCAGCTTTAATTCCATCAGGATTTCTGAAGTTATTTTTGCTCACAGTCTTTATATCAGCAGGATTACCTGCTCCTGGAATATCACCATTGTAAAATCTGTGAACAGTTTCTTTTGGAATTGTAGGAGTAGGTTTGTCTTCTAAAGCTTTTACCCTTGCCTTAAGTGCTGTATCATCATATACAGTATCCCTATCTTGTCTACCTTCAAGAGCTGATACTCTAGCTTTAAGAGCAGAATCGTCATAGGCAATAGACTTAGTGTCTTTATCTTCAAATTCTACCTCTTTGTGAGTACCATCAATAAATGTGTAAGTAAGCTTAACTTTACCACCTTCCCTAGAAACACCAATACCTGATACAAAATTATCTGTTCTTCCTTCTAAGGCTGTAATCCTTTTCTTTAGTTCTGTGTCATTGTAAGAAACAGAGTTACCTGCTTCTCCATTGACACGAATCCATCTATCTCTCTCAGGAGCTAGTGCATATAGATTACCATCAGGAGTTCTGAATAAGTGGTCAAAATCACCCATGAAAGTATCAGGTAGTTTATCCACAGGAGCAATCCAAGTGTCTTTAGGGTAGGTACAATCTCTACAAAATGTGTTTGGATTTCCTCCACAAGAATAACAACTCATTATCCAATTCCTCCTGCTAAGTCATTCTCTGTACTTCCATTATTTGTACGGATAAAGTGTCCACCATCAGTAGCTCCACCAAAGAGGTTAATGTTACCTGTAGCAATGTTTCGGTTAGGTACAAAGTCTCCATCTAGTCCACCTTGCCAAGCTCCACTAGCTTGAAGGTTATCAATAATCTTCTGTAGTGTGGCTTTTAGTTTTGCATTTTCAGCTTCAAGGGCAGAGTTGTTACCTCCACCCATATTTTCTGCAATCCAACATAGCTGATTAGACATGTTCTTATTAAAGCACCACTGTGAGTAGGCAAACTTAGCTGTTTGGTCTACAATATCACACAGTTGTGTGTCTCTAAGGACTAGGGCATGTTGTTTTATTACATCATCATTTTGTGCTTTTAGTGACTTACATGCTGTTTTACCAACAACAATGTCAGCACACTTGCAATTTACGCAATCTGCCATTAGTTATCTCCTAAACAATCAAAATCACAGTTAAATGTCTTACATGTGTATGGAATACCAAAAGCCTCTATGTTGTTCTTAAGGCACTTCTGTACTTCACATAAGTATTTTATCTTTTTCTGTAACCTAGCTAAACGCTTAAAGATGTCACAGATAGTGATAATGATTTCTCTTAATCTACACCAAACTAGGTGTATTCCTCTTTCAGTGTTAGGAATAATGTCACACTGCTCAGAGTCTTTTACAATATCACCAGCTCGTTTAATGTCATTCTGTTCTTCATTGTTGTCACACCATTTACCATTAAACTTTCTGTCTTTGCAGTTACAATTACAACTTGACATAGTACCTCCTAACACTTATCACACTTAACTTCACAGAACTTAGGTTGAGGTCTAACTTCATTCTCATTAGTGTAAGTTGCTTCTACACTACCATAAGTGTTTGCTTTAGTCCACTCATCTGCTGTGTTAAATAGCTCTACAACGGTAGACTGTTTAGGTTGGAATAAGAAGTCCTTCTCTATAACTAAATCCTCAACAGATGCAGTCCAGTCAGAGCCTACATCATACGTTCTAGAGAAGTGTGTACGTCCATTGGAAGATTTAATAGAGAAACTAGCTTGCTCAGGGAATGTTCCACCATAACCATGATAAGTAATACCCTCAAAACGTACTCTTGAAACATGGGAGTTTATAGAGCTATCATCATTTAGGGTATTGATTTGTATAATCTTACCTGATAGAGTACCTACACCACGCTCTAGACCTTGCCACACCATGTTCCATTTAAGATTAAATGTTCCATCACTAGCTGTCTGAATATCAGTATAGGTAGTTGCACCATGAATCTCAACAGAAGAGCCTTTAGAACGCATACTAAATGTAATATTTTTAAGCATGTTTTCCTTTGTTTTCTCTACCATTTCCTTGATTAGTTCATTTTGACATTGAGCAACTTCACACAGGTTGTCTACTTTCTCTTCTAGGCATTCCAATTTTCTAATAATATGACACAAGAATCCTACAATGTTCTTGATTACACACCATACTCCATAGAAAGCTTGTCTAATTGCCTCTGGAAGATTACACCAGTCAGAGGTTGAAATTTTCCTCATAGCAGGTCTAATCTTCAGGTCATTTAGTTCTAGTAACTTGGCACAGTTATCTGGTCTTGGCTCAACTTTCTCACATTCACAGTTTTTGCTCAAACAGTTATCTGCCATGTTAGTTACTCATTTTCTTTTTTATAAGAGATACTTGAAAGCCCAATAAGTGCTCCTAGGAAAGTATCTAAAGCAGTTAAAATAACAACAGGTGTTGTCATGTCATATCCTAATTGAACACCAACAACCCCTGCAAATGTTGTAAATGCAGGGAGTGCTGTTGTAACAATGAATTTTAGGATGTCATATACTTCATTGTTCAATTTCATTATGTTACCTCATTATTTCTTAAAGATACCAGGGATGTTGATAATGATACGTTTGTTAAAGATATTGGGGTCACTTGTAGCATACATTCTTACTGTATTAGCTCCTTTATCTACCCAAATAGATGTATAACTATCTCCTACCCATACTTGAGCCTCAACAAGCTCAGCAGGTCTAGGTGCATCACTTGGTAAATTAGCAATAACAGCTCCTTGACCAACAGCCTTAAGAATCTTAAAGTCTACTTTCAAGATACCTACACCTGTGCTACTAGAGTAAGTAAGAGTCATTCTAGGAGACCTATCTGTATCAAAAGTACCTTCTTGAACCATCTCCCTGTTAGCAAAAGTACCTCTATAGACTGTAATATCAGTTGCTTTAGCTTCTTGCTTAGTGATAATGTTATCAACTTCATTCTTTGTGTAAGTTTTAGACTTATCATAGTATTTAGATAAAGCACCATCAATGTTCACCTTATAGTTAGTAGTACCTTCTTCCTCTTCAGGAGTTACTGTTACTCCTTCTGATGTACTAGATACTTTAACAGGCTTAGCTGTAGGAGCTGTAGGAAGCTCCACTGAGTTACCATTAGAGATGCTTAAGGTATTTCCTCCAAGGGATAATGTTTGCTTGTCTTTGTCCTCTTTAGACTCAAGAGCACTAAGTCTAGACTCATTGTTTACCCTAATCTCACTAATGTCATGTAAGGCACTAGCTACAGAACTACCTAAGTCATTTACTTGTTCCTTAAGCTCTGTGTCATTATACACAGTATCTTTGTCAGGTTTCTTCTCTAAGGCTTCAATTCTTCCTCTAAGGGCACTGTCATCATAAGCCACAGAAACAGTATCATTGTCAGTAAACTCAACTTCCTTATTGTCACCATTGACCATAGTGTAAGTAAGTTTTACTGTGTTACCTTCTCTAGACACACCAACATTAGATACAAAGTTATCAGTCTTACCTTCTAATGTAGAAACTCTTTCTTTCAAAGCACTATCATCATAGACTGTACCACTAGGTAGTGTAACTGAATTACCATCTGAGATAGACAATTCATTTCCTGTTAAGGTGAGTTCTTGTTTAGGGTGTTTGTAATTGATGTTATTGATACCATTTAAGACAATGTTATCTCCATCTATAGAAACTACTTTAAACATACCAGTATTGAAGACTTTATTATCCCAATAATGGTCTACTACTGTATCTCCTACTTTGATAGCATCAGCATTAACAAGCTCATCCCTTGTAATTCTTATATCAGTTTCAGTACCAATACCTATAATATCACCTTTAGCATAGAATAGGTGTGTTTCATGAGGAGGTTCAGGTTTATCTTCTAATGCTTTAACTCTATTCTTAAGCTCTGTATCATCATAGATAGTGTCATTGTCTACCTTTTCCTCTAAAGCTGTAAGACGAGAGTCTGTGTGCGTTCTTAGGGCAGTTAAGTCACCCTCAACTCCTTGGATTGCACTTTCATTAGCTTTGATACCTTGTTTAACTTCTGTGTCATTGTAGATAGTATCTTTATCTTCCTTGCCTTCTAGAGCTACTACTCTATCAGTAAGGTTAGTAAGCTTACCATCTTGCTCATCATTCTTAGTACCTAGTGAAGCTAGTAGATTTGCTAAAGTCTCATTGGTTTTTACTGTGAAAGTTACATCACCATTTTCATTAAGTGTTTCTTTTTCCACAGTGATATAACCTTCACCAAGAACACTAACAATTTGAGGAGTAAGGTCAATAGCATCATAACCACTTCTGTCAGGTCTTAATACATAAGCCTTAGTATCTTTTCCTTCTCCTTCTTTAGGAACTACATAGATATAGTTAAGGTCAGCAGTTTCCTTATCAGGAAGTGATTCTACAACCTTAACAATAGGCTCACGTTTCAATAGGTCTTTCAAGCACTCAAGCTCAACTTTTACCTTTGTCATTTAGTCTCCTTTACTTCAGTACCAATCACACCTTCAGCATCCACAGTGAAGGTCTTATTAGTCACAAGTACACCATCTTTATCTAGGTAGTACCAACCATTGACACCTTTGACCATGTAATCTGTCTTCATGTCACCTTTGTCAGCATCAAGGTAGTACCATTTTTCCTTGTCTTTAAGCCATCCAGTTTTCATAGCTCCTTCTTTAAGGAAGTAATACCACTTGTTATTGATTTTCTTCCATCCATCTTTCACCATAGCACCGTCTTCAGCTAGATAGTACCAGAATCCATCTGAATGTTTAATCCACTTGTTAGAGTATGTGTAACCACTTCCATCAAAGTAGTACCATACATCTTTAATCTTAGCAAATCTATTCTTAGGGTAAGAACCATCAGCATATTGATACCACCATCCAGTAGAGTTCTTTTTCCATCCCTCAGTAGCTCCAATACCATTCTCAATATCTCTCTTGAATTGTGCTTTAGAGATACCCCAACTTTCTAAGTAAGGATAAGGGTCAACATGGTCTGAATTATTATTTGGTTGATGATAAGTACAGTAGTAATGAGTTTTAATTCCTGCTAAATCATCAGTATCTAATGTTACTGGAATACCACCCTCTACTGCAAGTTCACGTAGAAGCTCAACATACAATTTATAGTCCACAAGGAACTCTTCTTCAGTTTGGTGACTTTCAATCAACTCAACAGAAGCATAAGCCTCTGCGTTCCAACCTCCACCAACATCATAACTTCCTCGGTTTGTTTGGGCTGTTTGTAATACTCTACCATTACCCACAACGTGTGTGAAGAATCCTGATTCAATAGGTCTTCTTAAATGGTAGTCTGCTTCATTATCCACAGTAGAATTTTTATTCCCTGTAGAATGTGCATGAACTTGTCTATAAGGCTCATACCCTACTTGTGGAGTATTCCATCTAATCTTATGAGTTTCTACGTTTACCACGTTGTTTCTCCTTTTCATATAATGATTCTAGCTTCTCATCTAATCCATGAATATAATGGTTACCTTGGAGGTTGTCAAAATATTCACTTACAATAGGTCTTGTCATTTCCCATTTCTCAGTCACAGTAAAGTCATGTGAGTTATAGATTTGAAGGTATTCTGAACGAATACTAGAGCGTTTAACCCCTTTACTTAATTCAATTAGTTGCTCTCTTTTCTGTGCAAGATAAGCAACCCCTAGACCACAAGCAGTTGTAATCAGTAAAGTAATAGCTGACATTACTGCTTGGTTTTCTAGCAATCTAACAATTAGTCTATCCATATATCCTCCTAGATGCTATCAATAGGAACTGCAAAAGCTTCATTAGGTACATTATACTCTTGCTCATAGACTTTCCCTTTAAGAGTAACTCTAACATGGAGAGTATAGTTAGTCTTATCTGTAACAAACTCACTTCCTCCTTTGAAGAAAGGCTCACTCAGTACAGCTTCTACTACTGTCCCTTCAGGTAACTTACCTTTAAGTTTTGTGATTATCTTATTTTCAAAAGCAACTTTTTCTTCAGGACTATTTTCTCCCACAGATGTTACACTATTCCCATTGAAATAAACCTTAGAGAACTTATCCTCTACTCTAGGCATTAGCTCTAGAAGATTTACCTCTGGGGTATCTCCAGTAGGTGTATCACCTAAATGGTCAGAAGCATTACCTTCTGTAGGTGTATCCTCTCTAGGTGTATCTGCTACAGGGGGTTCAGGAGTAGGTTCTGTAGGGTTTTCATCTACTTTAGGTGAAGGAGCATGTTCATTTTCTTTAGGTATTTCCTCTTCTTTAGGCTTTTCATCCTCTTTAGGTTTATTTTCTTGAGGCTTGTCTTCCTTTGGAGTATCTTCTTTTTGTTTATCTTCTTTAGGCTTATCCTCACCATGAATTAGCTTCTTAAGGTCTTCACACTTAAGTTCTACTGAATCATCATAAGAACCACCACCTCCACCACTAGAGCACTTAGGTTGAATCATCTCACAAGTTGCTTTAGGGATTGGTGAATACTTTTTAGACCAATCAACATAAGTAACATCACATCTTTGGTCTGCTTTGTCTAATGTATATACCATTTTTACCTCACATAGACATCAAAGGATGTCTTCTCATTTGTTGTGTACACTTTACCTTTAAACCCAAAGGGGGTATTGTAGACCTTACCAATGACATCACCAAAGGAACTTGGTGCTGACATAATTAAATTACCATCTCCATCAGACAAGAACCCATAGGCATTATAACCTTTTCCTAACACATTTACATTGCTAGGGAATGAGTCTCCTGATGAGTAAGTCCACTCATAGTTAGCTTCCTTTATTCTTCCTAGAGAGATAAACTGAGCTAATGAGTAAATCTTTTGTGTTCCTGATTGGTCTAAACCATCACTAGTCTTATCTGTAAACCAATCATATCCGTTAGGCTTATCATACTTCTTCTTTTCTTCCTTCTTAGTGGTAGAATAGTCATCAAGCTTCTTCACACAAGACACAGGAATATAGGCTACAGAGTTATCGTACTTATCATAGATTAACCATTCACCATTTATCTTACCTGATACCTTGTTACACTTATAGAAGGTCTCTATCACTGTGGTATCACCAGGGGATTTTATTCCCTCTACCTTATCACAAGTGATTTCAAAGAAGTCTCTAGCAACAAACTTTTCTGATTCCTTTGCATTACCTATCAATGCTCCATCAGAATCAGTAGGTGTGTAGTTATCTTGGCTTTTAATACGAACCACTCTAAGGATTCTATTACCATACCCTACAACAGCCCTTCTGTGCTCAATAGTACATGAACCTCGTACATTCTGCTCTATAACAAGAGCATTTGATAACTCACCACCACCATAGACAAAGACATGACCATGACCCTCAGCACCAGGTTCATCATCAGTAGAAATTATGTCACCTACTTGCAATGTCATACCTTCTGAGTAAGGGATAATATCTGCAAAGTTAGATAGGTCTCCTATAGTACCTATTTGGTTACCATCTCCCCACAATTCAAATCCAAACTGCTTGGAGACAAATAACACTAAGTCTACACACTGATAGCCCCATGCTCCATCATAATCAAGGCATTGCCCTACGTATTGTTGAGCAACTTTATAAGCATTTGTCATAATAATTATACCTAAAATTTATCCTCTAGTAAACCCAAACACAAATTAGTTAGATAGGTAAAATCGTAGTAAAACTCTTCTCCATCTAGCCTTATAACATTGGATTTTCTAAAGCAATAAACCTCTTTTTCCTCTAGTCTGAGATAGAAGTCCTCTGTGTCTAGAAATTCCTTAGCTCCTCCTCTATCATTAGTATGAATGAGTTGTCTAACAAATTCCTCTACAATATGCTCAGCCATGATTCTGTTCTCCATACGCTGAACAAGGTCTTTTCTAATACGCTTCACCATCTAGTTCCATCTCCTTAACAAGTTCTTTGAGTCTGTACTCAAGGTAGAATATTTCACTCTTTAGTTTTTCATTAGCAATCACAGACTGGTAATCAGTAGGGTGTTTAAGTAGATGTTGTTCTAGCTTAAACTGCTTTACCTCTCTATGGTTCTTTCTGAATACCACATTTTTATGTGTACCATATAGGCTCATAACCCCTCCTAGTTTATATGACTGAACTTAAGGAAATTTCTAAGTGTAATCTTAGCTTCCCCTAAAGCATACACAGTAAAGATTTTCTCTCCTGCGCTGAATAGTGCATCTCTTTGTGCATTATTGAGATACCATGCAGAGTACATTAGGTCATAACCTTCTAAAGGCTTGTTGTTAGGGAAAATACCTTCTCCACTAGAATCATCACCAATCCAGTTACATCCCCATTGTCTTCTGAAAATCTCAGTAAGCTCAATCTCTGCTGTATCTCCTGTACGTTCATTCTTAGCAGATACAACTAAGTGTACATCTGTTAGAGGATTTACTTTACCTTCACAAGCGCTTTTATCTTGCTCTACAATGAACTTTAAGAACCATCTTTGGAATCTATCAAGGTCTGAAGGAACTAGCACACGGAAGGATGCTGATTTAGAGTTCTTATTGATAGGCACTGTGTCTTCAGGATTCTTCTTGTCTTCTTCCTTAGAGCTATCTACTCCATCTAGCACAGATTTAATAAAGTCTTTGTGCTTATTGGCAAAAGCAATACGGTCTGCTAACTTATTACCTGGAACTCCTCCCCAATCTTTGAGGAAACGTGCTGTAAGGTCATCTATACTATTACTGCTAGATGCAACCTCTTTTACCACGTTATTAAGCCCTTCTTCAGATAGCATGAACTTGAACTGTGTACCAAAGGTGAAGATATTTCTTCTACCATCCTTCTTAGCAAAGTCAAATAAGGCTTTACATCTCACACCAGTCCATTGTCCTAGACCTACACCAATCCAGTGTTTACCATCTACATTATAGCCTGGTTCATACAATTCCTGATTAGGGTACATTGCTTGAAAAGCACCCCAACTACCTACAAGGTTTTCTGCTGTAGGCTCTTCCTTCATCTTGTCAAAGGCATAATCAGTAAGATAGTCAGTTTCATAACGTTTAGCTGTTACATTACTTTCAATACCAAAGTAACCAATAATAGCAGATATACCCTCTACCTTAGCATCAGGTATCTCTTTCTTGATAGCTTTCACAAACTGCTTAATTCTTCCTTGAACATCCTTTGATTCCTTCTCATCATCATCCTTATCACCATAAGGAGCACAAGATTTAGCTGTTGAGAAAGTTGATACATAATCAAGGGCATAAAGGTCAGTTACACCACCTCTACGCTGTTTAGACTGTTGAATTACTCTAGCCTTAGTTCTAGCTACAGAATTTACTAGTTTTATGTAGTTGCTTGACATAAGACCTCCTATTGGTTTACTGTAATATCTCTATCACTGTATAGGTATTTAGAGAGTTTTAGCTTTTGTACATGAGCATCTCCTACAGAATACATATCAGAAATGTGTGTCACAAAGAACCAATCACTTTCCTTTAATATTTTCTCATAATACTTTGTACAAGCTGTAAGCTCCCAAACACCTGCATTTAGTGTGAACATTACCCTATCACCTACATCTATAGCTCTAGGCTTAAGAGGCTCAATAGTAATGTCATAGGTAACTTTTCTACGTGAGTTAATAAGTCTTCTGATAGCTGTTCTATAAAGCTGTTCTGTAGCCTTAAGCCTATCAGAATCAGTAATCTCTCTATTATCCTCTGCAATGGATTGTGTGTCATTGTCTGTCACAGTACCCCAATAAAGCTCTCCTGCCTCTAAGGCAATACCCTCTTCATCAAGTACAGCAAACTCATCTCCAATAATCTCAGGAGCAAACACAGGTAATTGAGGGTAATCATAGTAACGCTGAGAGTTTACCTTGTTACCTGTCTTAATAACAGGGAATCCCTTTAGCATGAATCTAGGGTTATGGAAGATGTCTCTAAGGGTAAGGGAACTAGCTCCACTATCAGACTTATCTGACATAGCCACAGCAATATTCACTGTGTCTTCATAGTTTTCCTCTACATCATCTAAGGAGATAAGGTAGTTATACTCATTGATTAGTATGTCCTTCTTTGTACCAAAAATACCAAACTGAATAAGGTAAGGGTCATACTTACTAACTCTCCAATAAAGAGCTGTAGTCTTTTCACAAACTTTTGTCAGGAACTCAAGGAATGACTCGTTAGAGAACTCATACTCAATCAAGTTCTTTTCTGCATAGTCATCTAGGTATTCAACCTTAAAGTCATTCAGAAGGTCATCCTTGTGGTCTTCACCTTGCCAATACCCTAGAGCTTGTGTTACAGCAGATACTACTGAACGAGCTTTTACTGTGACATTGGTAGGAAGTGTTCTCTTACCTAGTCTACCTATCACATGAGAGGTATCTACTGTCACAGTCATATCTTTAAAGTTGTTTACTTTCTTTCCTGCATATCCTCTATAAGTCCAATCATCAGTCTTAATGACAATATGGGTATTACCATTCATCATTTTAGAGTATCTGATTGGTAGAGTTAATTGGATAGAGGGAACTTCCATAAGGGAAAACTCTATACCAATATCACCTAAGAAGTCTTCTCTAGCTATAATAGCAGAGCCTAGTCCTGAACTTATGGAGTTCTCAATATATCCTATCACACAGTCACACTTTCATAATCAATAAATAAGCAAGCATTTTCACTAGTTATTCCACTAACTGATACATCATTAAGACCTTTCTTAATGTAAGGCATTTCTGCACAGATAGTTAGCACTGATAGTGAAACTTCCTTGTAGCTAAACTCAAGACATTCCCAAGACTTAGCATATCTAATTTCACCTTTGTAATTAGCTGTAAGGACTCCTTTATATTCACCTTTAATCTTGAAGTCAATATTGTTAATCCTTACTACAGGGTCTTTGAACTCACCATCTAAGGCAAAGCTCCATCTGTGGCTATCAATTACTGTATCTGAGATAAAATGACCATTCATAACCTCATTTACACAGTTATCACAGACAGTGTGTTTGTAGAAGTCCTTAAGGCTTCTACATGATTTACCCTTAGAACAGTTATACACAACTCTCCAACTAGAATTACACTCATTGAAGAAGTCATTGATGAAGCTAAGGTTGTTCTGAGCAGAGCAGAAGTCAAGCATACCATCCAAGTCATCACAATCACTCTCACAACACTCACAAATGTTGTTACAGTTAGGTAGACTATTACAGCAATGTCTTGACTTAGCTACACAACTAGCCTTCATGTCTAAAAAGTCACAGTTCTCAAAAGGTTCTAAGTAAGTCTTTGCCTCATCAGCCTTATACCATACACCATCAGGGTTATCAAACTCAACCCTAAACACAAGATAATCTTCATCTGTAACAACCCACTCTTTGCTTGGTTGGATGCTAGTTACATAGGCATTACACCACACAAGCTGTAGTCCTGTGTTAATAGCCCATAGCTTACCAGGAGTTAGTAGTTGTTCCATGATAAAGTCATAGTGAGATTGAATATGCTCCTCAGACCATGTATTAGTCCTTAAGGCAATTTTAAGTGAGATAGTGTTGCTATCAATCAGTGATTTATTAGACACATTACCAACATAAGACCCATTAGCAAAAGTGCGTGAGGTTTTATTCTCACGCAAACTAATGCTCTCTGTCTGTTCATCAATAGATTTTCTACCGAGGAACACTAGGTCATTAAATTGGATGTA